TTTGTACCATCCTTAAGGCTAATAGTTTCATCTTCTGATATACTATAATCATAACATTCAATAGTTACAAAGTATTTGGCTAGATTGATTTTACCACGTCCATCTAGTTTGTTCTCAGAGATGCCAGCTTGGGAAGCTTGGAACTGCTTCACCATTCTATTCTTGATCTCTGTCTTGTCTTCTGTAAACTTAAATCTGTTTAGATTCTCTAGGTATTCCATAGATATATTGGCTACACCTAAGCCCACACGCTTTTCCTTTAGCTCAGGATAGAGCTCATACATTTCATCATTAATGCCACACTTAAGAATTTGTATAGGGATTTGTGGTCCATCATAATCTAGGAAGCTTGAAATGTCTATAGCCTTCTCAAAGCTAGCCTTGTATTGCTCTGTAGACGTCTTAGCAAGCTGAGCTTGTAACAAATTTATATATAAAAATGTTACAAAGACCAGTAGTAATCTTTTCATTTATGCTTATTTAAATGCTTCAATAATAAAATATAAGACAGAAAAAATGACCCTGAGATACAATAGAAAATAATATCTGCTACCCAGAAAGAACCTGTAGCGTTCATTATAGTCTTGAACAAAAAGTCGTAACCAAATGGGAGAAAGAACATGGCCAGCATTAGGCTCATGTCTTTCATGTATGTCAGTCTCTTGATTGTTTTTCTTTTGGTCATGAGTATCCATGTTATTAAATTAAGTTAAAGATCTTTTATCTTACCACAGTGGATACATTCATAGTCTCCATCATGATCTACATCAGCAAATACATGCTCACATTGCTTGTGCTCATGATGTAAAAACTCAAGCTTTTCCATCTCTTGCTCATGCTCTTGTTGGTCTTTAGCTAACTCAAACTCTTGTTTGTTTTCTACAATTGCTAAATCAGAAGCACGCTCTGCAGCTTTAACAAAAGCATCAGGCATTAGAGGAGCATAAGGTTTGTTACTCTCTTTCATATCATTTGTATGAGAGAGGGTTGTACCATCCTCCTCGTCCATCTTCTGAACTAACATCTTGTCTTTATCTGTGTCACTGAACCAGTAGTCTATAATCTTTCCATAAGAACCAATGAAGGCACCTAACATTAAGAACAATAGTTCCTTCCACTCAGCAGGCATAGTGGCATTGTAATTAACTGCCACAAATATACTACCAATGATAAGCATGAATGATCCAAGCACTAGTGCAGTGATGTACCATCTTCTTGCCATCATGTTTGCTAGAAGTTCACGAAATCCTGTAGCTGCTGGTTGCTTTACTTCTTCAGCTGGTTTTGATTTAAATAAGTCCATGCGTTTTTTATTACTTCTTGATTTGATTTAATTAGCTCAGCTTTCTTTATACCAGATCTTCTAGATCTCTGAGCCTTTGGTTTTTTCTGTGCGTTTGCCATATTACCACTTTGGTGCTTCTTCTTTAAATTCATCACCTTCTTTCTTCTTAGCTGGAGCTGGTTTAGCTGCCACTTCTTTTTCCTTGATGACAACTGTCTTACCACCACCAGCAGCAGATTGTGCTTGTTGGTTAGAGTTGGTAATGTTAATCACTGGAGCTGGTGCAGCTGCTGGAGCTTCTTTCTCATCACCACCTGTTAACTTGGTTGTGAACCAACCACCTACACCTAGTGTAACTGTGCTTACTAAGCCAATTAAAATGTTTTTTATAGAGGTGCCACCACCTGCTTGTTCTTCTGACATGTTATTAATGTTTTATAGTTATTAATCTTTTATATTCTTTACCAGAGATGTCAATTAATTCAAGAGTGTAATCTCCAGTTTTAACATCTGAGTAGTCTAATGTTCTGACAACCAATGTGTTATCAGCTGTAAAGCCTACAGACTTTTTAACATCATTGTTTAAATCAATTAACCTTAATGAGTATTTAGCTCCTGGTGTAAGGCTCATTGTTACATCCACCTTATCTTTAATTAGTGCTGTAGATAAACTTACAATTGCTGTAGATGTAGATACCTTACCTAAATCAATAACATGAGGGGCAGGAATTTCCACCTTTGTACAAGCAATCACTATAAAAATAATTAGTAAATAGACAGTTAATATTTTGTTTGTTTCTTTCATTAGAAGTTATTATATCCTGTTAATTTAATAGTTGTTGTATTTAGTTTTACACCCAACTGGTTACCCTTGTTATCAGAAGCATCTAAGTTAGATGTAACTTTGATAGCTGAGTTAATGTCCAGCCCACTCTTGAGTGTAGAGAACACCAGTTTGAAAGGAGTGAGATCCTTTCCTGTATATGGAGTTTTTAATTCTCTATCTACAGCACCAAACTTAATACGTCCATCATGATTGTTTACAAACACTAACCACGTAGGCATATCTGCTTTGATAGATTCAAACTTCACCTTGGTTGGATCATATACAAACTCAAATTGTAAGCCTGATAGATTAGCCCCATTAGTGTTTACATTCACTGGAATAGTAAACTGGTCACTAGTAAGTGTTAAGTTATTTAAACTAACCTCTACATCAGGTAAAGTTTCATTAGGTGTATTAACAAACGTAGAGAATGTAGTTACTGTTTGAGCTTGTGTTCTAATTGAGCTGTGTGATCTGTTGATGTCTCCAGGAACTAAGTAACAGATGCTCAGTGGTTTAGCTACATTACTTGTTCTGAAATGCACTGTATACTTATCTGTAACAGCTTTCCAAGATGTAGAAGATAAGCTATCATATGTAGCACTTAGAAACGCAGGAAGGTTTGTTAATGTCTGACCAGCAATAGGTGTAAAGATTGTGTCAGCTCCTACAGCCTGTGCAAATAGTGCTGTTACATCTCCACCATCCAGTGTCTTATTATCATTAACGTCAGCTGCCATATACCCAATACCAGAAGCAATGTTGCTATTGGTAAATGTACCATCTAGGTTTTGCTTCATAAATTCTGAAACAGCAGCTGTATAGTCACTTACAGTGATTGCTCTATTAAGCATTGCTGGGATGCTATCTGAAACCACGTTTACATAAATCTTGTACGCTGTGTTAGGAAGCAACTCACTACCAAGAGTGAATGCACCATTAACACCTGGAGTAACTGTAGCTCTCACTATGTTTGTAGCTGAGTCAACAAATACTAATCTAGGTTGGTATCCTCCTGTTAGACCACTGCTTAACTTTAGTTCCCCATTAACAAGAGCATTAGCCACTGGTGTTAATCCCACCCAAGCTGAGTTAGGTTTAGGCATTCTTGTTTCATAATATGTTCCTCCATAATTACCACTGAATGCTTGAGCAAAGTTGTAATAGATAGAGTCATACGCAAAACCTGCTTGCACTTGCTCCACTCTAAATCTGATGTTACAGAATGTACCATCTACTAAGTCTGCACTTGATACAGCCCATATACGATTGATGGCTCTACCACCAGTTGCATTATATCCATAGCTTAGATTGTTACTGTTTGTCTGTGAAGACTCAGTTGTATTCTGTGCAGTTCTGTTTAGGAAGTAGCCAGGATAGTATTGATTCTGATAAGATGTCTGTGCTCCCTGAGGAACAGCATTGCCAAATGTTAAGTCTATCATATTGATAGCTGACATCTGATGTTGGAAGTCTAGGTAGAAAGAGCGTACAGGTTTACCTGCAGCTGCTTTATATATTAACGACACCTGTACAGTGTCACCTTTCTTGATAGCCCCACCACCAATATTAGTGCTAATAACATTAGGACTGAGTCTTAATTCAGGGTTTTGACCATAAGATGATGTCACAAATATTGTAAAAAGTGTGACAAAAAATAATAGTTTTTTCATTATAACAGCTTGTTTACCAATGAGTTAGACGCTTTCTTCAAAGCTGAACTTAAATTTTGTTGGTTAAACTTGCCACCCTCATCTATTAATAGAGTGGACATACTTGTTTCAGCTGCAGACTCTTCGACAAGAGCTTTTTTAATAACCTTGCCATCTTTAATAATTGTTCCATATAATCTAATAATTACTGATTCTTTTTCTTTGTGGAATACAGATAGCTGTGAAGTGTTCTTTAACACATCCAGATACACAATGTCTGCTGTGATTTGTAAACTAGCAGAAGGGTCAATGTCATACTCTTTATCTTGTAACACTTCTTCTATTATATTCTTCACACCAAACTCTAGGTTTCTATTACCAGCCAACACCCCTACCTTCACCTTATTAGTAATGGCACCAATGCTTATCTTGGTAGGCTCTTCGTAATAGATATTACCTGGATGGTTTTTAAATCTACCATCAAACTTCCAATCTAACTGATTAACTATGTTTTGAATCTTCTCGTGCTGGTTTGTAAACTCCAGATATAAGAAAAATAACTGTGCACCTAAGCCACAGAAAATAATAATCATCACACCATAGAGAAAAACTAAGAATAGTTTTTGCCCCATGTATGTGCCAATGCTTGCTAATTTTGTCCCCATTATATTTTATTTATGAGGACTCAGAAATCTTACTTCCCTTGTCCTCTGTATTTACTTACAGCTTTGTCTTTGGGTCCACTAGTCTTTTTAGCTTTGCCTCCTTTGCGTTTGCCAAAGCTAATCTTTCTAACTTCACCACCTTTTGCTTTTGCCATGTTGGTTGTTTTTAAATGTTAAACTAATAATTCATGATATTCTTTGAAATGCTTTATCCTATCTGCAAGGCCAATTGTACCACCATTAACACGTTTAGTAATCTTGGTAACCACAGCATCTGTAGCACCTTCATCAGCAATCTTGTTTAGACCATTCTTGCTCCAGAACCAAGCTGCAGATAGTAACACATACTGTGTACCAACTAGATTAGGATCTGCATCAGGGCCTAGTCCAATTGATTTGAAGAACGCTGTGTAGTTATCTTTACCAGTCAGTTGAATTGCTCCTCTTCCACGAAACTTAAAACCATCTCCTGATGCTTCTGGACCATTACCCATACGTCCACCATATACAAGATTGGCAATCTTCTCAGGCTTCTTAGCATAGGCTGCTACCTTAGGTTCATCAAAAGTTTTATCAGGCCTTCTAAAATACTTACCAAAGATTCCTTTAAGACCTTTAGCAGAGTAGTTTAGGTTCTCTTGGAACACCTTAAATCCACCACTCTCATGTCCTGTTTGTGCTAGGAAATGAGCAAGTCTTACTGGGGTGTTTATTTGAAACTTCTCCATCACCTCAGGTATCTTGTCTAATATACTGTCAGGAATATGGCCCCTCAAATTATTTAATATCATTTTTCTTTTTCTTTTTAGCAGGCTTCTTTTTAGGAGCTGCAGGTTTAAGTGGAACTACTGGTGCTACAACCTCTACAGCTTTACCTGCAAGTTCTTTCTTACCAAATAACTTTTTAATTAATTCTAAGATCTTCTTCATGTTTTATTTTTTGAGTTTCCAAAATGTTTGAAAGCCATAACTTATTTGACCTTCAACGCTTGTACCAACTGTTACATTATATATCTGATCACTCTTAGTCTTAAGAAGCACACCAGCATTTAAGCTTGTAACACCTAATGTTTTATTACCACCTATACCACCACCTACATATAATTGACTCTTAGGAGGAGCATACTTAGTAATAGTTGTAGTTGTATGTATAGTAGGTATCTTATAATGATATTGATACCCACGATTATCTAGTTTGTTAGAATGCACTGTATCACTTACAACAATGTATCCTACAGAATCAAGCTTGAGACTATCTCTGTAAACATTCTTAGCTAAGAACAGACTCAATAAGTTTTCATATTGAACCTTCAAAGCAGCGTAGTTTGTATCAGCTATATACTGAGGAGGAAGTGTATCATGTACTACAGGAAGTGTTTTGTAAACAGTCATTCTTTTTACAATGAGACTATCACGCACCTCATATGTAGTGTCATGTACAGTTACTGTGTCAGGTCCCTTAGCAGCTTTATCAGGTCCACAACCAGTTCTTTGTAAGACTATAATTGCTATGAGCACAAGTATAGCCAGGGTTAATATGTTTTTATTCATTGTCTTTCTTTTTAGTTGAAAACTTGTCCCATGTAGTGAATCCCATTCCTACAAAAACTATCCCAGCCACCAGGTCTGCTAAATGTACATTAACGTTGAAGTTGAATATGAATGCAGTTAGTAAACATATTGCACTAAGTGTAACAATAGTTCTTTTGTGACTGGTAGATCCACGCTCATCTGTGAGCATGTCTTTTAGAATTTGTTTAAAGCTCATCTTTGTTTGCTTTTTGATTTAACATAAGAGAACTCTCTGTTGGCAGCAACCCTGATTATAACAGGAGGTTCTTCTACAGGTCTGAGAGGAGCACTTGTGTTTGCTTTAAAGACACTCCTTTCTAGGTTGTCTATACGTGTCTTGTCTATATTAGACTGGGCCATAAGAGCCTTGACATCAGCTTTCACCTCATTGACATCATGTAAAATCATTAGGCCTAATATAGAAACCAGGCTTGGGAATACCCATACCTTGAACGCTACGATTGCAGAGTTTTCTTGATTCATTTCAGTAAATAAAATAACATGCCTGTCCCATTTAAGAGAAGGCATGTTATGTAGTTATAAATAAATTGTTATTTCTTCAGACCATACTTGATCCACTTGTACCAGATACGTTCATGGATAAAGTATTGTATAGGTTTGTATATAAGTTCAGCCACCCCAAAGGTAGCCCCTATCTTAATGGATCCGCTAATCCCCCACATAAGCAAGAAGCCTATCAAGGTGCTGACAATCCTGTAACTTATAGTTTTTGCAACATGTCGTTTGACTAATGGCATAATATTGGGCAAAGGTATGTAAAAAGATTGATATAACCAAATCTTTTTTTCTAGTAGGGTTGGTAGGACTTTTCCTCTATAAACTCAGAACCATACTTCATATTAATTTCTTTCTTAATACGTGCTCGCTTGTCATTCAATAAGTAAACACTCCTGGCTAGCTGGACAAAGTGGTTATCAAATACCTTGTTTCTCTCACAATCTCTGAGTCTATCCTCTACATCCCAGAGCTTTTTGTTCACCCAGAGTAGCTCATCTGTCAAAGAATCATGTACTATCTCTGGAGGAATCACTCCAGTGAGGTAGGTTCTCTCCTTGAATACGTTTGTAAGCTTGTCTTTATCTTGTATGTTCAAAGCTTTGATAGATAGGATGGTCCACTTGTCTACCACTTCTCCTATAGAAACTTCTATTTGCATAAAAAATTATTGAATATTCCCCACAAATATAGTAATTTTGTTGTAAATAATCAATGCTATGCCCAACAGTTACACATATTTTAAGCAAGAGGTGAAGGAGTGGTTCAGGGATAATGTTCCTGCTAACACAAAAGTGTTAGACGTAGGTCCTGGACAGGGTACATATGGTAAGCTTTTATTTGAACTTGGGTATGCAATAGATGCTGTTGAGGTGTGGGATCCATACATTAGTGAGTATAAACTGTGGGAGTATTATGGTAATGTACATATTGCTGATATACGTGAGTTTGATTGGTCTGAGTATGAGTTCATCATCCTAGGTGATGTGCTAGAACACCTAACAGCTGAAGAAGGACAGAAGCTCATCACTGATATTGCCATGGCTAGGAAGCAATGTTTGGTTGCTATTCCCTATATGATGGAGCAAGATGGTGAGGAGTATGGTAATACATATGAGACCCACCTGCAAGCAGACCTTACAAAGGAGGTGATGGCAGAGCGTTATCCTACACTAGACTTGCTCTATGCCAATGATTACTATGGATATTATGTAAGTAAGAAGATAGCAGACAAAGCATTTGTACTCTATGCCACAGAAGCTTATTATGATATTGTGACAGCCTGTGTTAAGTCACTCACTACATTCAGTCAGTATCCAGTGTTTGTATACATGCTTAACTCTGACAAGAAGGTGCCCAGGGCTACAACTATCAGGTGGAACTGTGATATAGATCCAATAGAATACAATACCAAAGAACAGTTCTACATCAATAGAACAGATGATAGAGTATATAACATCCTCATACAGCGTCCACTGATTGTTATAGACTGTCTGAAGTATGCTGACACTGTAATGTATGTAGACAGCGATAGTGTTGCTACACCTTTTGTAGATAAAGTGTTTAACTACCCTGTCTCTGAGTATCCCCTATTTACATCTAGCATCTATGACCAGATGTTCCTAAATGGAAAAGGAGACCTTGAGAAACCTATTTGTGATCTATTAGATATACAGAGAGGCAGGTATATACAAACAGGATACTTCCTAGCCAATAGAGATTGTCTACCATTCTTACAAGAGTGGGCTAGTTTATGTATTGATGCAAGAGTGATGGGTGATTTCAAACTCTATGCTCCATTCCATGAAGAGACATTAGCTAATGCAACACTTTGGAAGAATGATTATAACAAATCTCTACCACTCATCTATACTAATGCTAGCTTAGATGTATTAGAGAACATAGATAAATATGAGTTTGGTAAAGAGCATTGGGAATGGTTTAAACTACCTGATAGTAAGCATGAGTTGTTCTTCTACCATGGAGAGAAGAGACCAGATGTAATGTACAAGATGATTAGTAGATTGAAAGGTAATAAGAGAGTGTTATTTCTAGCACCTCACCTATCTACAGGTGGTATGCCTGCGTTCCTATTAAAGAGAATACAGGAGATAAAAGACCATGTAGAGATATATGTAGTTGAGTATCAATGCCACAGCTTAGACTTTGTTGTACAACGTAATGCTATCAAAGAGATTGTAGGATCTAACTTCACTACACTGTATGAGAACAAGATGGAGCTGTTTGATATTATTGATAGCTGGAAGCCAGACATCATTCATCTAGATGAACCTGCTGAAAGATATAACAGAGAGATGATTACTAAGTTGTATGATGTAAACAGATCATACAAGATTGTAGAGACATTCCATGATGTAGCATTCAAGCCTGAAGAAAAGATGTTTCAGTCAGAAGCATATGCATTCTGTACACCATACCACCTCAATAAGTTTACAAACTTACAGGGTTATAGAAAGGTGATTGAGTTTCCTTTAGAAAACAAGAAACCAACTAACACACGTAAGATAATAGCTAAGAACAAGGTAGGGTTTGCTCCATTCAGGACTAGTGTTGTAAATGTAGGACTGTGGACTCCAGGTAAAAATCAAGCAGAGGGAATTGAAATAGCTAAGAAGTATCCTCATATGGATTTCTATTTTGTAGGTAATCAAGCTGGTAACTTCAAAGATTACTGGGAACCTTTAATGAAAGACTTACCAAAGAATGTATATGTTCTAGGAGAGAAGAGCAATGTAGAAGACTATTTAACAGCTGCAGATATATTCATGTTCAACAGCACATGGGAATGTAATCCTCTTGTACTTAGAGAAGCAATCAGTTATGCACTACCTGTTGTAGCTAGAAACCTACCACAGTATGAAGATATGTTTACTAAGTATCTTCTACCTATAGATAGTGACTTTGATGAAATATACAATCAGTATAGAAATGGTATTGTTCAGTATGACATACCAGACATTACATTTAGACAAGACAACATAGACTTCTACAATCATGTAGATTCTATCTCTCTACAGCCACAAGATGTAACCATCACACAGCATTACATAGTTAATCCATTTCTTGAGATAACAGGTGTGAGTGATAGTAACTTCAAAATAGAATACTATGATGAGCAGGGTGTATGTCACTACAGTAGTGTAATCAAAACCAACCAGTGGGTAAAGTTAAACAGAAGTTATTACACTAAATGGAGAAACAAGATATGGCAAGATGGCAATCTTATACACGACTACACACTAGACTATACAGACAAGACTGTGTTCATCTACTTTGATAGTGAAAGTCTTGGTGATACAATTGCATGGATGCCATACTGTTTAGAGTTTAAGAAGAAGCACAACTGTCATGTTGTTGTAAGTACATACAAAAACTTCTTGTTTGAGAAGGCCTATCCAGAGCTTGAGTTTGTTGCACCTGGAACACCTGTGAATGCTTATGGAGAATACATAATAGGTTGGAGATATAACACAGACCAAGAGCCTGAGTTATGTAACACCATCCCTCTACAGAAAGCAGCTACTAATATACTTGGACTAGAATACAAAGAGATAAGACCTAGAATTGCTTATACACCTGTACAGTTTGAAGACAGGACTAAGTATGTAACTATTGCTACGAATAGTACAACAGGATGTAAGTTTTGGACTAGAGAAGGGTGGCAAGAAGTGATTAACTATCTAGTGAGTCAAGGATACAAAGTGTACAATGTATCTAAGGAAAGAAATCCATTTGATAACTGTGTACAGATAGAAGACACATCAATGGATAACACCATCAATATGATTTGGAACAGTAAGTTCTTTATAGGACTTAGTTCAGGATTAAGCTGGTTAGCTTGGGCTTTAGGTAAACAAGTGGTGATGATTTCTAACTTCACCAAAGCAGACCATGAGTTTCAATCTAACTGTATTAGAATTACAGATGAGAGCGTGTGTCATGGATGTTGGAACAATAAGAACTTCAAGTTTGATAGAGGAGACTGGAACTGGTGCCCTATCTGGAAGGGTTATGACAAACAGTTTGAATGCCATAACACCATCACAGCAGATAAAGTTATAGCTTCCCTTCAGCCTTTAATTGTTCTCTAATTTGTGTAGCAGATATATCATGTATATCTTGAGGTGGTACGTGTTCTACAACATCATAACCAATACCTCTACCAATATTAACAGATTCAATATCAGGTATAATCATGAGTCTAACTCTTCCTTCCTCAATGAGATCCATTAATTCTTCTGTTAGATTCATCATAACTTGCCATGGAGACCAAGGATTCTTCTCATCAGGAGTAACATCTCTTACACAGAGGAGAACATTCTTACCTTCATTTAATTTCTGATCAATCAACCATCTGTGACCAGGATGCCATGGTTGCCATCTTCCTATGAACATAGCATAACCACTTCCATTACCATTACCTTTTGCTAGAATATTCTGCATACATGTTTGATTTTATCTACACTATCTTCAATAGAAGTGTTAGATGTATTAATAATTAAATCTACATCATCTTTCTGTGGTAGCTCAAAGTCTGCCACTTTAAATTGATCTCTACCTCTATCTTCTTCATATGTGAGATAGATCCATTTAACATCTCTGGTTAGACTGCTTAGATACTCTCTAGCTTCTTCATAAGGATACACTAGTGATAACACTATGTTATAGTTTCTTGCTTTATTCAAATAGTAAGCAATATCACTAGCTCTGTTTAAGTTTTTAATCCTACCTTCTTTACTGTAGTCTTTGTTCTTAAACATATCTCTTAGTTCATCACCATCTATGTGGTGGAATCCCTCTGCTATAAACTTTTTAGCAAGAGTTGTCTTGCCTGATGCAGGCTGTCCAAATAATACTATTATCATTTTGTATATCTAAATTGTTGAAAGAACCATTGGTAATTATCCCATATCCAGTTTGTAACGTCCTTACCTAATAAGGCTTTTGCTCTAGAAGGAACAGGTTCTAATCTAGTACGAATAGTGTGGTCACCAAAGCTACCATACACCTCATCATCTTCTTTAGTAACTTGTTCTATATTATCCCAATCATGTTGGTAATAAGGAATGCCTAGGTATTGATATATCCTTTGCATCTCTGTATCTGGATATAGACACAAGTCTTCAAACTTAACAAACAATACATGTTTGTCTATCCCTAGCCTAAACATCTCTTGTAATCTTTCTATAGCTAGACCAACAGGTTGACTCTGTGCCCAGATGTCTATACGTTTAGGAACTGTTGTTCCTTGCATCTGTGCCCAATTAAGAATAGCATTAGCCTTATCAGGATTCTTTCTGTAGTTGTTCTCCATAGAAGCAAAGACATCACGTAGGTCTCTCACCATACATATAATCTTTGGCTCTGGGTGGATAAAGTTTAGGAAGTCATAATGTATTCCCCATCCTCTAGATTTGTCTACAACATATTTCTTATCTGTAATAGCATTGTAATAAGCAATCATTCCTTCTTTACAGAATGCTTGGAATGCAGCTTTCATTACTTGTGGATCTTGAGCTTGGAACTCAGGACTGTCTGTATAGTTTCCTCTAGCAGCAAACACTAACTCAAGTACACCACTAGTTGGTGTAGCATAGATGTCTGGATTTTGTGCTAATATGTTTTGTAACAATGTTGAACCTGCTCTTGGTAAAGAGCTTTGATAGAATATATTCTCCATATTAAGATTTTAAAGATGCTATGATTTGATCTACATTAAATATTTCTTTCTCATTGTTATATGGAAACTCTAATAGGTTCCCTGATATATCAAACTTCTGCAAGTATGCATTGCGTAACTCAGGCTTCTTAGTGAATGGATTACATACAATGTTATCATGTACATCATATCCAAACACCTCAGGCTTATTACACACCCATAGCACTGTAGAAGGTTTATTCATAGCAGCAGCTGCATGATGACCAAAGCTATCCATCAACAATCTCTTACTACTAAGTTCTATAAGAACAGCTAGTGCTCTGAAGTTATCTGTAACAGGAGTGGTGAAGTCATAACCAATCTGATCTTCTCTTCTTATGTGTACAATGTTATAATCATTTTTAAATTCATGTATAACATTCTCCACTACATAACTAGGAATGTCTCTAGCCCATGAGTATTTCAACTCTTGTCCTGGAGCACCACCATTTGTTTGTAACAATAAAATAGGTCTGTCAGATGTAAACTTCTGACCAAAGAACTTACGTTCTCTATCTGTAAGATAGAGCTTAGGAATAACACTCTCAGGTGTAGGAACACCAAACATTCTTGTCCATGTATGACTTAAGTGTTCATTCTGCATAAGATGTTCTGTCTGTAGATATGGATCATGTGCAAACACTTTGAACTCTTTACCCTCTATAAAATCTTCATAGAAGTATTGTGTCATGCCAAAAGAAAATGAGCGATACACAAAGGGGTTGTTTATAAACACCTCTGGGTAACCGCTCATTACAATTAATTGACTATCAGGATATTGTTTGTGAATTGCTTCACAAACAGATGTAGCAAGTATACACTTACCTATACCACCATTGATTTGGAAAATGATATTCATAATTTAGCTTTACAAGCAAAGGTATACATTGCTTATAATAAAACCAAATTATTTAACATTATTCTTCAACAGCTGTAGTTGTGGTTGTTGTGGTTGTAGGACCAGCCAAAACAGCCTCAGCAAGATCTACAAAAGCTGTAGTATCTAAGTCTGCATACTGTACTCTAAAACTTTCTGCACCTTGTTGACTTGGTAGCCAATCAGAGAAAAGATCATAGAATGTGTTGATAGCATGATACTGCTTAGGGCCTGTATAACCTTCTGGTTTGTTTGCCCATACATCATCTACGCAAGCGTCTACTAGAGCTTGGAAGTCAGAAACATTTGCCTGTACGTTTTGGGTATCAGTGATTACCTGCACTGTACCAAAGCCAAAGATGTGAAGTGTGTTAAATGGATTTGCCATTGTTTATTGTTTTTGTAAAGTTAAATTAAATTATTGTTTTTCAAAATATTTTCTATTATTTTTATTCTATCCTTCAGACTATCATTCTCAGCTTTAAGTTCTTTGAATGCGTTTACATAAGAAGCATAGATGGCATCTTTTTCAAATTGTAGTATTGGGCTACCACCTTCTCCAACTATCACCTCAAGACCATTTTCATCCACTCTTGAAACACTGTTGACTTCTACAACACAAGCCATTGCTTGTTGTACCTCTTGAGCTATGAAGCCATACTTTCTATGACATGACACATCCCCATTCCAACAATAGCTTACAGGTCTTAGTTTGATAATATCATCTAAACCAAAGCATGTATCTTGAATAGTATTCTTTCTTCTGCAATCAGAGATACCACCACCCCACTGACATAAGTTGTTTACAAATGTGAAGTTGTTAGCTACACCAAATAAACAAGAACCAATCATGTGTGCGTTGGTAGCACTATTTGTAGTATTACATAATCCTGCAAGAACAGATGACCAACATGAATTAGCTACGTTATTTAATCCTCCACCAACAAATGTATAATTTGAAGTACAAGCTCTATTCCCTTCACCTCCTACTATAGCTGAATATGTAGTTGATGCAATATTATTATATCCACCACCTACGAATGAGCTATTACCTGACGCGGTATTAGTTTGACCTCCTACTATAGATGATAAATAACCTGATGCTGAATTAGTAAGACCTCCTCCAAGTGTAGTCCAAGTGTTTGATGCTGCATTTCCTGACCCTCCTCCTACGAACGAACGAGTTCCTGAAGCTACGTTACTTGAACCTCCTGCTACAGTTGAATATGCTCCTGAAGCTGTATTAGATTGCCCAGCTCCTACAAACCCTCTATTACCACTGGCTGTATTGCTATAACCTCCTGATACAGTTGATATAGAAAAACTAGCTGAGTTTAAAAACCCTCCACCAACGGTTGCCCATGAGCCTGTAGCACCATTACTTCTTCCTCCTGCTATTGTTGATTCACAACCTGTTGCATTATTGTTATATCCACCACTTGCTGTAGATCTAATTCCACAAGCTCTTACAGAAGCACCTCCTCCAACAAAAGATCCACTTCCTAATGCTAGATTTGACGCACCACCAACTACAGCGGCATAACCACCACTTGCTGTATTATTGTTTCCACTACCTACAAATGAGCCATAGCCACTTGCTGAGGCAGCTCTACCTCCTGCTATAGTTGAACAAGCCCCTCCTGCTGTATTACTAAACCCACCACCAACTGTTGCATGGGAATTAGTTGCCGAGTTATTACACCCACCACCAACTCTTGAAGCAACCCCTGATGCTGTATTTGATTGACCTGCACCAATAGATGCTTTATTACCACTTGCAGTGTTTAATGCTCCACCTGCTATTGTTGAATCATATGTACCACTAACTGTATTCGTGTAACCACCACCAATAGTACCTGTTATTGAAGAAGCAGTGTTACTTAAACCACCTGATATTGTTGAGTTACCTGCTAATGCTCTGTTATAACATCCACCCCCTACTGTTGTCCAAGATGAAGCAGCACAGTTGAATTGACCTCCCCCTAAAAACGCATAATTGCCACAGTTAATATTCATCCATCCACCAACAAGAACACCTGCTGTTCCCATTGTGTAAATAACAGATGGAGCAGTTGAGAAGTATGAACTACCCATAACACCACCTGAAGTATTGTTTCCAATACCACCACCTGCAAAACCACCCGTAGCATTTGCTCTATTACATATACCTCCTGCAACTGTTGATTGAGTACCACTTGCACAGTTTCTATAACCTCCTGAAACTGTTCCATTGTATCCTGAAGATGCATTGACATATCCACCTCCTACTGCTGAATAGTTTCCACTAGCAGTGTTAGAATAACCTCCTGCAATTGTTGGATATTGGCTTGATGCTACGTTTCCAAATCCACCACCTACTGTTGATTGTGTTCCACAAGATTGATTTGAACAACCTCCGCCTACAAAAGCTCCTGTAACAGATGCTGTATTACTAATACCTCCTCCAACTGCTGTAAAATATCCACTTGCTGTGTTTGATTGACCACCTGCTACAACAGAACGTACGGCTGTTGCATTATTGCCAACACCACCACCTACAGTTGTTCCATTGGATGATGATGTATTTCCATTACCACCACCAATCGTAGCCCAACATCCTGAAGCATTATTTCCTCTACCGCCTCCAACAGTTGAACTTTCGCCTGAAGCTGTTACATCATATCCACCACCAATAAAAGACCATGAGCCTGAAGCTAAGTTTGAATATCCTCCACTAACAGTTGATGTATCACCACAAGCTACGTTTACAACACCACCTGCAACAACACTATGAGATGCTGATGCTAAGTTTTGTCTACCACCAACCATAGCCATATAACCACTAGCTGAGTTATTACATCCACCTAATACAGCTGAAAACTGACCTGAAGCAGTGTTTTGCATACCTGCTCCTACAAATGAAGTGTTTCCTGATGCTGCATTGAATCTTCCTCCTGATACAGTAGAGAAATATCCGCTCGTTGTATTACATAAACCACCACCAATTGATGTGTTATTACTTGATGCAACGCTACATTGTCCACCACTTACCACTGAATATGTCCCTGATGCTCTATTCTGAAATCCTCCTCCTATTGTTGAATAGATACCTGCATTTACTCTTGTAGGAGCCACTGTAAATTCACAAGCAGCAAGACTCCAAGTTCCCCCTGATGTATTATTACCTACACCACCTACTACCACAGCACCAAATGCTAAACAATCAGAAGTTGAATTACATATTGAATTACAACTACCACCACCAATAAAACCATGATTTGCAAATACAAAGTTTCCTTGACCGCCAACAGCTGATGAGTGTAAACTACATACATGATTTACGCTTCCTGCGCCTATGAAAGAACGATTGCCACAAGCTACTACGTTAAATGTTCCATTGACAATAGTTGCCATATATGAAGAAGCTGTGCCTTGCCTTCCGCCACCTATAAAAGATCTATCTCCTGAAGCTATATTTCCTGCTGCTCCACTACCTATTACTGTTGCAAACCCACCTGATGCAGTATTTCCATTACCACCTAAAACAATAGATGAATAACCACTGGCTGTGTTAAGACATCCTGCACCAACTAGTGAATAAGAGCCTATTGAGGAGTTAAATCTTCCTCCTACTACAGAGGCAACGTATCCACTTGCAGTGTTACAATAACCACCTGAAACTGTAGTTCTCCAATTAGTAGCACGATTACACAATCCACCACCAACTGTAGAATGTCCACAACCTGATGCTGTATTAACCTCACCTCCACCTATAGTTCCAAATGGAGCTGATGCTGAATTTGTACTACCACCACCTATAGAAGAAGCACCTCCTGATGCTGTGTTAGAAAGACCACCTCCAACAAATGTATAAGAATTTGTAGTAGAGTTTGCTCTACCTCCTGCAATTGTAGACATATAGCCTGATGCAGTGTTATCATATCCACCTGCAACTGTCGCAGAGTAACTACCTGAAGCTACGTTATTAAAACCACCTCCTACAGTTGCGTGATATGTTCCACAAGCTCTGTTGCAAACACCACCTGCTACCACATTATTTTCTCCTGAAGCTATATTAGCACGACCACCTAAAACAGCAGAACAAGCTCCTGACGCTGTATTAGAACAGCCTCCTGCAACTACTGAATGAGAACCTGAAGAAGCGTTTCCATTACCACTAAATACACCTGAGATGCCTCCTGACGCTGTATTGAATCCTCCTCCTCCAACAATTGAACGATAAGCTGAAGTTGTATTCCCAATGCCTCCTGCTACAGTTGAAATATAACCTGAAGCTGTATTTGCTCTACCCCCTGATATAGCAGAATAATCACCTGATGCTATGTTTGGAGAAGGAGGACGACCACCACCTCCAATAAAAGCATAAAGACCTGAAGCTACGTTCTGATAGCCACCTGCTACTACACTCATATAAGCAGAAGCAGTGTTACCTGAACCTCCTCCTATGAACGAATAGTTGCCTGTTGATTTATTTACTTCACCACCTGCCACTACTGCTGCTTCTCCAAAAGCACAGTTAATTCTGCCCCCTGCTACTGTAGATGAATTTGTACAAGCTATATTATTACATCCACCACCTATTGATGAATTAACTCCTGACGCTGCATTATTTATACCACCTGAAATTGTTGAATAGCCACCTGTGGCTGCATTTAATTGACCACCTCCTACAGTAGAGCAGTTTCCTGATGATGTGTTAGTAGACCCTCCACCTATAGATGACAATGCACCTGACGCTGTGTTTACATGTCCACCACCCACTACAGACCCATTTGATGTAGATGTATTTCTACAACCACCACCAATGAAAGACCTAGTTCCTGAAGCAGTGTTTTGATAACCACCTGAAACTGTTGAATAAGTTCCTGAGGAAGTATTATCATATCCACCACTCACTGTAGAATATCCTCCTGTAGCATCATTCATTACACCACCTAAAGCTGATGAATATGCAAATGTTGCTGTATTACATCTACCTCCTGCCACAGTTGTCCAACAACCTGTTGCTCTATTAACTGTACCACCACCTATTGTTGAAGTGTTTCCTGACGCTATGTTTTGATAACCTCCACTAATTGTACTAAACTGACCTGTTGCAATATGCCTAAAGCCACCACCAATAAATGAGAAATATCCTGCATCACAAACTGTTGGTGCTACAGAGAAACAACCTCCTGTCCAAGTACCACCTGTTGTGTTATGACCTGTTCCACCTACTATAGTAGACCAAGCACCACAAGAAGCTGACGTTGCATTACATATAAAGTTTGATGTACCACCTGCTATAGTAATACCTGTTCCTGCTATGGCTATACAATTAAATGCACCACCACCAATTAAAGAACAAACTCCTGAATTTGTATTTGCATAACCACCACCTATAAATGAATAACAACCATTTGCATAGTTTGATTCACCACCTACAACTGATGCTTGACCTCCATTAGTGCAGTTACCATATCCTCCACCCACAACACTATATATTCCTGCTGCACCATTCACTCTACCGCCACCTACTGTTGAGCAGTTTCCTGAAGATGTGTTATTACAACCACCTCCTATAGAAGTATTATTTCCTGAAGCAACATTCCCATTACCACTACCAATAAAACTTTCTCCACCTGATGTTATATTTAATACACCACCCCCAATGTGAGAGCGAGATGCAGATGCTGTATTGTTTTGACCACCCCCAATACCTGCCATATATCCTGAAGTGGTATTAAGATAACCACCTGCTGCTACAGAACCATAGCTTCCACTTGCAGTGTTACCATAACCTCCACCTATAAATGGATATTGTGCGCCTGATGCATTATTTGCAGCACCACCTGCTACTGTGGCTCTTAAACCACTTGCAACGTTGCACCACCCACCACCTATTGCGGAGCAACCACCATAAGAACAGTTCGCTTGTCCTCCTCCTACTGTAGAAAAGGCAATATTTGCAATATTCCCTCTACCACCACCTATGAAAGTATAAGTGCCTGAAGCTGTATTTTGATAACCTCCTACAACTGATGAATAAGTACTTGAAGCTGTGTTGTCATAACCTGCTCCTACAAAGGAATAATTTGCACTTGATAAATTTGATTCACCACTTACAACAGCTGACCTTGTGCCTGATGCATTATTACTTAAACCACCTCCTGTAAAGCTGTATGTACCTGAAGCTGTGTTTGACTGACCACCTCCTACAACTGACCTATTTGCTGAAGCTGAATTATTACTACCACCACCTATAAAAGAAGCTGTATTTTGGGTAGTATTAGAAAGACCACCTGCAATGGCAGAATATGAACCCACTGAAGCATTAGCTGAACCACTTAAAGAACCACTATATGCTCCTGAAGAAGTATTTGTTACACCACATCTTACTGAAGAACACAATCCTGCTCCAAGCACAATAACAGCACTAGAACCAACATTTATACCAGAACTACCTGAGCTACCACTTGTACCTGACGTACCACTGGTGCCAGAAGTTCCACTTGTTCCTGAGCTACCACTGGTTCCTGTAGTTCCTGAAGAACCACTAGAGCCTGTTGTACCAGAGGTTCCTGTTGTACCAGACGTACCACTTGTAGCTGATGTACCACTAGAGCCTGAAGTACCTGTGGTACCTGACGTACCACCTGTACCATTGGTTCCACTTGTACCACTTGTTGCTGAAGAGCCAGAACTACCTGATGTACCTGATGTTCCATTTATACCAGAAGTTCCTGAGGTACCAGCAGTTCCTGAGGTACCACTAATACCACTTGTTCCACTGGTGCCACTAGTTCCTGAAGAACCAGAGCTTCCTGTGGTTCCAGATGTACCACTTGTACCTCCTGTACCATTAGTACCAGACGTACCACTAGAACCTGCTGTGCCACTTGTGCCAGAGGTTCCTGTAGTACCAGAGGTTCCTGAACTTCCTGATGTTCCACTAGAACCACTTGTTCCTGTTGTTCCACTTGATCCTGAAGAGCCAGTTGTACCACTAGTACCACTTGTTCCTCCTGTTCCATCTGTGCCACTGGTTCCACTAGTTCCTGTTGTACCACTAGTGCCAGATGTACCATTTACTCCTGAAGAGCCTGATGTGCCACTTGTACCAGAAGAACCAGAAGAACCTGAAGAACCTTCACCTCCTGTAGCACCATCCAAGTTAACTTGCCATGAGCTATATGTACCAGACCCTGTAAGTCTAAATACAGTGAAGCTTAATGAGCCAGTTGCTGGGTTATAAGAAGTCACCTCAGCCTCTACGTGATTGTTTGCATCATAAGCAACAATAATAGACTGACCAACTGTATATGCTAATCCTGTTCCCACTGTAATGGTTCCTGAAGAACCTACAGCTCCTAATGTATATGTTGATGTTGATGTGGTGGCAAATCTGTCACCACTCAACCCTGAAGTTCCTGATGTCCCACTAGTACCAGAGGTTCCAGAAGTTCCTCTTGTTCCACTAGTTCCACTAGTTCCACTAGTGCCCCCAGTACCATCTGTAGCTGATGTACCAGAACTTCCACTTGTACCTGAAGTTCCTGACGTTCCAGAGGTACCACTTGTTCCTGTGGTACCTGATGTACCAGCACTACCACTTGTACCACTAGATCCACTAGTACCAGTTGTACCTGATGATCCTGAAGACCCTGTAGTACCAGAAGTACCTGATGTGCCTCCTGTTCCATCAGTCCCACTAGTCCCACTCGTACCACTAGTTCCAGCTGTGCCTGAAGTCCCACTTGTTCCACCTGTACCATCAGTACCTGAAGTTCCAGTTGTACCTGATGTACCTGCTGTTCCTGAGCTTCCACTAGAGCCACTTGACCCACTTGTACCAGTTGTACCAGAGGTTCCCCCTGTACCATCAGTACCAGAGGTGCCTGATGTTCCAGTAGTACCTGCTGTACCACTTGATCCTGATGTTCCAGAACTGCCACTAGTACCTGTAGTACCTGATGTGCCACTGGTACCTGCTGTACCTGAAGTACCTGTTGTACCAGCAGTTCCTGAGCTGCCTGATGTGCCAGAGCTGCCTGAAGTTCCTGTGGTTCCACTTGTACCAGATGTGCCATCTGTACCTGAAGTTCCACTAGTTCCAGTTGTTCCACTGGAACCTGAGCTTCCAGAAGTACCTGTTGTACCACTGGTTCCAGCTGTACCACTGGTTCCTGATGTGCCATCAGTACCAGACGTGCCTGAAGTTCCACCTGTACCATCTGTTCCACTCGTACCTGAAGTACCAGAGGTTCCAGAAGTGCCAGAGGTTCCTGACGTACCATCAATACCTGAAGTACCAGAGGTACCACCTGTAGCTGTGAAGTTTGCAATAGTACCATCACCTCGTATGTATTGAGCTGCTGATCCTGTTGCTACAACGTTTATAGTTCCTGAAGAAGTTATAGGGGGTGTTGTAATGCTGAATGCTGGAGGCATGGCAAGTTGTACACTTGTCACTGTTCCTACAGACCAACTTCTGTTTGCTGATAGGTCTTGTGTTAAACCATTGATGCTCAACGTTCTAGTTGTAGGCACTGGTGTATATCCTAATGCAGATACAATATCTCCTTGTGTTACAGGAGTGGCAGACGTAACAAGACCTTTGCCATTCACAGCCACCTTTAAAAAGGTGTTGCTTCCATAGACATTAGGGTTGACAGTCTGTAATGTAAGAGTTGTAGGAGAACCTGTTGTACCAGTTCCTGTTACATCACCAACAATGATGATGACACCAGAAGGAACAGCAATGTTTACAGGAGTAACATTAGTTACAAGTCCTTTTGCATTCACTGTTATTCTTGGAACCTGTGTAGTGGAACCATAAGTTCCTGGGTTAGCATTGACACTAGCCAATGTAAGAACAGCAGACCCTGGGCCACTAGCTGTACCATCTCCTGTTAGTGCTGTGATATAAGGACCTGATGGTTGGTATGATGTATTATCTAAGCTACCATCCCCCTTAACAAAATCTGAAGAGGTACCACCTGTTGTTATTAATGCTGCAGACTCAATTGAATCTGAAATCTTGAATGTATAGCCATTGCTAAGAATAACTGTGTTCTGGGTTAAGCTACCGCCTAGCTTCACTGGTTGACCAGGAGCTGACTGTATAATTCCATTTTGGAATATATACCCAAGACCAGCATCTCCAAACTTAGCGTCTATTTTTTGTAGAGCAGTTTGAAGACTATCATTAGTATTGATGCCAGTGTATATTAAATTCTCACCTTCATAGAATACGCAGGTGGCATTTAGTATGACTGGACATGGTTCTGCTGAGCAAGATACATCCATAATATATTAATAATAAAAATGTGTAAGTAATTGATACGCAAATAGGTGTACCTCTTTCTATAGAGTACACCTATATACGCAAAAATAGTTTAAATTAGTTTATTTTCAATGAGTTAGATAAAACTATGCTACATAATATAGCATTATTTATCTACTTTCTTGTTGTATAGTAACGTCATACTCTTTAGCAAATTCAGAATCAAATATAGCTAGGTATGTTACAAGTGATTTTGTGAAAGGAAACATCTTCATAGCGTTCTTTATAGGCTGTGCTTTCTTCCTTACATCCTCTGTTGTTGTATCTAGTTTCATATCAAGCCCTGTTGTTTCCATCCATAAATGGTCCATAAATCTACCAAAGTCTTTGATAAGACCTGCTGCTGGGAATATGCCCTGATCTAATAGGGATTGATAGTTCACTGGGTTATAGAAGAATGAAAGCTCACCCACAAACTTATCTATTGTCTTCAATGCAAATCTGTGGAAGTTTTTAGTAGCTTTATCTTTATCATCATCAGGTGCCATGAAGCCTAGAGATAACATCAATCCTACCAATGCTCCTAGAATAGCTAGTTCCTTAATCTGATTGTGTAGGTTGTTTCTCACCATGTCAATAAACTCCTCTTTGGTCATGTATAATTGTTGACCTGTAGTTTTCTCATACTCTTCTCTGTACTCTTCATACATATCATTAAGCTTCCTGATACCATCATCATTCATGTTGATGATGTTAAGCAGGTTAGTTTGCTTATCTTTAAATGAAGAACCAATTACAGCAGCTAGTAGACGAATACGTCCAATGTCATACTTCTCACCAACAGGTATTCCATCCTCACCAATCTCTACAGAGAAGTCATCACTCACTCTTCTAAACTCAGAGAAACGTGTATCTGTTAGCTTTGGTATCCAGTTTTTGAACAGCATCATAGACTTGGTCCAGATAGACATAGACATTCTGTTAATGTCACCATCTGACAAGTTACCTGTTGCATTCCTAGAGATACGTCTAGTCAGCGTGGTAAGTCTTTGTATCTCATCTCTATTGCTTAGATCCAAGCCAGGGATAACTAACTTACCGTCTACTAACTTCTTAGTATTAGCAATAGATCTTTTCTTCTTCAACTCCTCAATCTCTGCATCTATCTTAGCTTTGCTTTCCTGAAACTTAGCAGCACTATCATATCTGTCTTTGTACTTGCTGTTTACAAACTCTCTGATACTCACAATCTTACCATTCTCTACCATCATGTTTTCAAGTAGTGTCAAGAATGTAGCTTTCTCTAATAGTTGTTCTGGCTTTCTCATGAAGACCATCAAGAAGTCACCTAAGTTACCTCTTGTTAATGTAGTCATACCAGCTCTGTTAAACTCTTCATAAGAAGGGTCATCCTTTAATGGCATGAATGTGTTTATGAGTTCTGTAAAGATTTCTCTATCTTTCCTGTTATCAAATCTCTGACCAATAAGTTTAATCTCATTCTTTGCAAATTCTCTACTCTTGAAGTAGTTTCCTGCTTGGGTGGCAATTTGAATATTACCACCAAACATGTTTGCAGCACCAGAGATGAATTCAAATCCAAGGGCCTTTAATTGGAATGCTCTGTTAGCAGCATCCATTGTTTTAATTAATGATGTAGGTGTAGGGTTTTCTTCAGGTGAAAAGATTTCCTTACCAGCAAGTCTATTAATACCATTCTTAACAAAGTTTGTCACCTTGCCCATGTTTAATGGTAAGTCTGCATTATCTACAGTGTATTTCTGATCATACAACAAAGCTCTTAAGAACTCATCATATATCTTTGTATTCTCTTCATTACCAGGAAGTTCTTGTGGAGTACCATCTTTTCTAACTATATCACTATATCTAGTGGTGTTAAGATGTCCTTTGAACGACTCAATGGTTCTTACTAAGTTTAACTGACCTTCTACATCAGATAGATACTTATACTTCTCTACCTGTTGAATGTATAGAATTAGGTTTTTAAATAAGTCTTCACTCACATCAGAGTAGTCATTAACTCCTGTATCAGTTTGTGTGAAGTCATATGTATAGTATTTAGGAATACCATTCTGTAGTTCCCCTGTGATTTCGTTGATGCTACCATAACCAGTGTCATCTGTTCTAGCTTGTAAGCTATTATAAAAGTTGCTCATGATAGACAACTTATTATCCCACACAAGCTGCTCAGCCATGCTCTTTCTAATGAATGGTAGAAAGTTTTTAGACACCATGTTGTTGATGTAACCAATATCCTTTGCCTTCTCATTATACTTAGTAATGAAATTGTATAGCTCAAGTAGGTCAGGATCTTTCTGAATCTCTAAGTATTCTTCAGAGAACCAGTCATCTTTAGGATGTCTCTTAATAACATAGTTGTTGAAGCCATTGAAGTCTGCTCTATCTATATCCCATAAGCGTTGTGCCTCAAGTATATATCTTTCTCTCTGTTCATTTTGTTCTTCTTCAGAACCAGAGTAAGAGTTTTTACTGATTCTAGCAATCTGGTTTTCTAACAAAGGTGCAGCTTCTTTTCTATAAGCTTCTACATCAATGTTATTTAATAACCATTCTTTATCTCCACCTTCCTTAGCTTTCTCATCTATTTGCTCAAAGAAGTCTTTCTTATACTTATAGATTAGTTTATTTACCAATCCACCTTCTGTAGTCTTTTGGTAAAGCTTTTGTACAAGTTTTCTTGTATCACCACCTCTAGCAACAAGCTTATCTCTAAGACTCATTAGGACTTCCACTTCTTTAAATGCATCAGCTGCAGCGTTGTTCTTTGCTGTAGATGTAAGTTTATATAAAACTTGTAATGCACGTGAAGGTAGTTCAGATACACCTCTAAATCTAGCAGCCAATCCTTTGATTACTGCCTCAGCTTTGGTTAATCCTGTTACAAGGTTTCTTTGTCCTATGTGTTTATCAGCAAACTCTTCAGATGCCTTAGTAATTTGTTTAATAGAAAGTCTAATGAATTTAGACTCTGAATCTAGTTCTTGTAAGATTTCTTTTCTAATAGCTACGTTCTCTTTTTCTTCTTCACTAGCAGCTGACTCTTCCATGTCTGCTGTATAGATTAAATAACCTATATCATCACCAATGCTTGAGAAGACTTCAGAGAATCTAATGTAGTTATTCATATCATCAGCAAAGTCAGATAGTTCTGCGTTTGTAGAGTCAGTGTCTCTAGCAGCTCTGTCTTTGTAGATAGTGTTGTAGTCATTTAAGATTCTATCACCATCTCTTCTCATCACCTGGATTACGTCTATGAGAGGTTGTAGGTTACCAGTTCCTTGCACTAAACGAATGGCTTTTCTGAGAGTATTCATACGTTCAATCTTGAACATACGCTCTCCCTCATCAGTCACCTTCTCTTTAGCATATTCACGCATTAGTGCATTCAACTTACGTAATACACCATCAAGTGCTTCACTACCAGTGGTTTCTGATTCTTCAGATAATGGAATAAGTTTAAGATCCATAATAGGATCTATTTGAGACTTATCTACAGAACCAACTGCCATACCTGTAAGTTCATATCCCTCTTTTGGATTTTGTTTGTCTTTCAATCCAAACTCCATAGAGATGGGAATAGCACGTAACATACCAAACTCCTTCACTCCATAGTTATCACGTAACATCTGTTTGTATGTACCAATCTGGATATTGAATGCTCCTTGTTTAAACCAGGCAACATCATTACCAGCAATGTACATAAACTTCCAGTCTAGGATGTGAGTCTTACCATTAGGATCTACAGCAAGAAAGTCAATTGTACCAGCCTCTTTATTTTTACTATCATAAACTATCACCTCAGAGAATACTAATGTATCCTTAGGGAATGTTTTGATTAAGTCAGAATAATAAGTCTCAAGCATGTTATACATTGCTTGGGTCTCTACATTGAATTTATTAGGTCTGTCTAATGGTTCAGGTCTTCTGGTTCCATCTTTATTGAAGTATCTTTCATGTATTTCTTCTAGATCTTTGTGACCAGCAACCCCATAGTTTCTTTTAAGTTCATTGAACTTCTTCTCTGCTTCAGTGAACTGCTTGTTACCAAACCTTTCTTTATACCAAGCTTTAACCCTATCAGTTACCCTCTTTGTTATCTTAGTCCAAGTACCATCACTATTCATGATTTCATAGCCATTGTTAGCTTCTTCAGAATCTAATAACAGAGGATCTGTGTTTGCAGAATCATACTGAACCTTCTTAATATACTTAGGATCTTGTGTTCTAGCTAACTGCTCCTGTATTGCTTTCTGAGGAGCAGTAACAATTTGCTCTACATTATCAAGAATATCTTGTGGAACCTCACCATTGTATTCATCCCATAGGTAATGAGCCATTGCCTCACCTCTGAGTTCTACAAGCTGCTTCCAACTGTCTGAGTTTTTATTTGGGCATGTTGCCATATTAACAGATTTCTTTTAGTATGTTACCAATTTCTTCAGGAGTATATCCTAGCTTCTTTAAAAGCTTACCATCTATTTCTAGTTTTGTATAAGCTCTACCATCCTGTAAAGTTAATGTTTCTTGTGGATCTCCAACAAACAAATTACTAACGTCTTGTATTTTCTTTAAAACCTCAGTGTTAGTAATGTTATTTACATTTTGTTGGAACATAGCAATTGCTTTATCAATAGTGCTAGAACCTATATGAGTTATATATAAACCTCCTGCTTCAACTCTCCAATCATCTTTGTATATGAAACCTTCTTGATCAATAGCCTCATTTGAAACATACACATTAGCATTAGGATATTCAGGAATTATAAGTTTATATCCTTCTTTCTCAACCTCTTTATTATCACGTATTATTGTAAACTTTGTTTTCTTTGTAGCTCTTCTTGGAAGTGATATCTTACCTTCAATTACATTTGTACTTTCATTAATAGTCTGTGGAGGAGTTACAGTTTCTTTATCTGTACCTGTAGCCTCATCATATGTAAAGAACTCTAATATATCAGCATCTTCTACTTCCCTTGATTCTTCAAAACCATTAGGAATTACAGATGTTTTAACTACATTATAAAACTCATTAGCTTTAATACCATCTCCCCACGCATTGATTTGCTTGTAGGTATAAACATCTGTGCCATAGAAGTTTTTGGTAGTTAATGGAGATGTTCCATTGTACACCTTCTTGAACAGTGCCTTCTTGATGTAAGAGTAGTCTCCTCTCTTTCTCATTTCAGCCTTCTCTTCTTTACTTCCAATCTCCCAAGAGTATACAATATAGTCTTTGTTTGCATCACGTGCTAGAGAAGAAAGCTTCATTAGCTGTGGTATTCTTCCTAGATTTGTAGCATCTTCAATGGTTTGGTCTTTCATATTCAATGCATTAGCATAGAACCAATCACCATTTTTGTTTTGCTTAAACTTAGCTTTTCTATATGGAACAATGTCATCATTATTCCAGTTGTTTCTTTGGAACACACCTAAGTTATAGAAGTCATCTAAGTTAGGCATCTTGTTTAATGTAGACAATGTCTTATTGTAAACCTCTTCAAAGTCTTCATATGGAAGCAAGCTTGTGTAAGATATAGGACTCTTAGATAATCCTGATTGTAATACAGCAAGTCTTACAATCTTACCATACAGAGGATCATCACCAAGGTATTCTTTCAGCTCTCTAAAACCATTAATGATTTCGTTTTGATCAAACACCTTGTTACTCTTATTCTTTATCTTAACATTGTTCACTCCACCTTTTGTTGGAGAAGGTAACTGTTCTAGTAACTTAATTGCTTGATTATCAATTAGTTTGTGTCTTTTGTTATTTTTAACTTTAACTACAAAGTTGTTGATGTCACGAGCAGCGTTGTTATCTGATAATAGTATTTCTGAAATCTGAGTGTTTAACTTTCTATCTATTTGTACAGCCCAGTCAAATAAGTCAGCTACAGCTTTCTGTGCCACCTTAATGAAGTCTCCATCTGGTAAGTCTGTATAAGGAAGTAGAACCTTTTCTATTACGCTTCTAACGTTCTTATTGTCAGATGTAAGTATCTCAGCATAGGCATTTCTTACATCCTGTAATCTGTTAGCCATTACTCCTAAGAAAGAGTTTTCTAATATAGAATCTACACCAGGGATAATGTTACCATTTTTATCTACAGAAGCAATGATTGTCTTTTGAGCTTTGATAAGCTGTTGTTGTTTTTTGAATACTAGGTATGGGTCGTTGAATGTAGCTGTATCAAAGTTAGACCCTTGAGTTACAGTGAACAACTGACTAGCCATCTTAGCATATTTCAAGAACTCATCTAACATGAATTGTTGCTGAGCTCTATCATCTTGGTTAGGAAGTTTCTTAGCACCTAATGTTTCTAATAGCTTAGTGTTATTAGGTATAGTGGTAAACTTACTAAAGTTGTAATTCTCACCTACAGCATACTTTGGATCAGCTTTGATTTCTTTTACAAAGTCATCAATGAATAACCAAGAGTATCCTGAGTTTTCAATCTTACGTAAGTAATCACGTATGATTGGTTGGTTCATGAAGTATGCAATAGACTTGATAGGTACACCAACTTTTGCTAGGAACATCCATGTAGATGCTACGTTAGGTGTCATACCTAATTCAATAATCCAAGGACCTTTTGCAATGTCCACAAATCCATCAATGAACTGAGATAGGATGTCTGATATTCTTTGTTTGCCTTGGTTATAAACCTGAGAAAGACTTGGGTATGTTTTACCATTAACTTCTACAGTGTTATAACTTTCAAACTTAATCTTACCATCACCCATCCATTCTCTATCTACATCACTTAGTTTATCTTGCATACCATCAAAGTCAACAAAGATGTTGCTTCTTTGGTTAAGAGAATGGTTTGTTTGGTTTACAGCAGCAATACCAATAGCATACTTACCAGATATGAATGCTTGTCTAAGTCTAGACATAAACCTTCTATCTAACATGTTGCCTGGGTCAGTATAGTCAATCTTAGCCAATCCAAGTTTACCAACTATCTCACCAGATAGTTTCTTTAATTGGTCTGCTGAGTTAGGAGTAGTTAGAGGCTCAAAGTTCTCTTCACTAGATATAAGGTTTTCAAGAGACTTAAAGTATGCATTCTCTAATGATCTTTTGTATAGCTCATAGGTATTCATATCAAGACCCATAGCCTTTATCTTAGCAATAGCCTTTTCTCCTACACCAAAGTAAGGAATAACTCTAAGGTCACCATTCTTATCTTGGTATATGTTCTTTAGGTATACAGATAACTTATCAATGTCAAAGTCAGAACCTGCTTTCTTAACTAATGCAGATGGGATGATTACGCTATCTCCAAACTCTTTAGGTAAGAACTTAGCCACCTTGATGACATCAATAGAGTTTTGCTTCTGTGTAGGGATACGAAACCCTATACCTTTTAATATCTCTTGACCTTCATCTGTATTGTTAAGGTAGTCTAACAATTCTTGATCTGACATGTCTATATCAAACCATCTTGATAACATCACCTCAGCAACACGCTGTCCTTCTTTGTTAGTGTAGAACTTAAGTACATCAGATGTGTATCCTTTCTCACCTGCTTTCTTAACTCTGTTCTCTTCCATAAAGGTAGATGGAAGCTGTACTTTCATACCACCATTTACCTTCTGAGAAATAACTTCTCTGTCAGCAATAGAATATAAGATGTTTCTAATCTGTTGGTATGCAGGTGTAGCTTCTAATGTCACCTTACCTTCTAAGAAACCAGCTAATGAATCAGCAATGTTGTCATTCACTTCTCTCTTAAGTATCTCTCTACGTAATGTATTAGCTGCTTTAGAGAAGTCTGTCACTTCAAACTTTTCTCCTACCTTCTTGATTCCCATAGAGTTAAGTAGGTTATTGAAACCTAAACTAATCATTCCCTCAAGAATGTATTGGTTATTCTTAATCTCATTGTATAATGGAGAAGCTTCTTTTTTCTTATCTTCACTTAGTCTATTCCAAACTTCTACTCCTCCTTTGTAGTCCACAGGCACACCAGTTTCCATTAAGTCAAGAGTGACTAATTTGGTGATTTGACTACCTCTTGTAACCTCTCCATCTTCTTTAGAAGGTACATCAGATTGAGTAGACATGATAGAGAAAGGAACGTTTACAAGTTGCTTTTCAGTAAAAGGTGCCTCGTTAAAATTATCATTTTCATCATATGGATCAAATGTTTCTTGAGCTCCCACCTTTCTACCAGACTTGAATACAACATAGTCAATGTCCTCTCTTTGCATCTTGTTGTACAACTTGATAGCATTTACATCAGGGTTAAACTCATGTAACACTCTGAAGCTCAATGGATAAAGGGCAAACTTATCTAGTACAATATCATTGTATAATTGACCATTACCTTTATTACCAGATACAATAGGTTTGATTGGAGTGTATGTGCTTTGAACACCAGGATTACTTTTTAGTAATTCTTTTATTTGTTCTGGGGTAGCACCTGCCTTTACAGCTTTCTCATATCTAATATCAAATCTGTATTGTAGCTCCTCATCACTATTCCAATCACCACTGCGTATTCTAAAGTTACGATGGGCAGGTAGAGATATAATACCAGAACCATCTGTTTCTTCAAATGGTTCTTCCTCAGAAGCTAATTCAAATTCTATAGCATAAGGATATTGTCCTACTAATCTATCTGTTACAGATTTTTCCCAACCTTCTTTCTGCCATGTGGCATCTTGATATTCTTTAGTAAAAGGAACAACATTTGTAATTCTAGTATAAGCAACTCGACCACTTTTATCTGTCATGCGAATTGTTTTACCAACCAAGTCTTCAATGTTAGTAAGACCATAATCTTGCATCATCCTTTGGATATCAGTATTAGCACGAGTAGTTCTAGTTCTGTCTCCTGAAAGAATTAAATCCATAGTAGACTTACCTGCAAACTTAGCCTGCATTTTACGTCCACCTTGACCATCTGTAAAGTTTTGTTCAATAGGAGTAAGACTATCAGCTTCTTCTTTATTAATTCCACCTTTACCATATCCAGGCAAATCACCAACTGCTAATACATCAGTCATTGTAACTGTTCTGAAATAGTCTCTTGTGAAGTCTATATATCCTACTTCCCCTTCTTTGAACTCTTTGTTATATACATTGTTCATAGCAGCATTTAACTCTGAAGAGTTAGCTGCTAATGATTGACGTGGAGATAGGAAGTTCTTAATACGCTTTAACTCATCCTTGTATTGATATGGATCTGAGTATAATAACTTATGTAGCTCAATGTTATTGATCATGAAGTTGATCTGTAGCATCTCAAGATGCTGCATCAAATCTTCATCATCCATAACCTTACCCATAGATAGATTAGTCAAAGTCCAAACGTCTGGCTCTTCCTCATCTATTTTAATAATATCATAGTCGTATAGAGTATTCTTAAACTGCCTTGTTTTATCAGCAATGTATTTAGCTAACGCAGCATTTATTCTATCTTCATTTGCAGCATAAACTTCTTCAGAAGTTCCTTCTGCTTCTATAATATCATTATGTAATGTCTCACCTAAGATGGCTTTGAAGAAACGTAACTCTTTGCTGTTTCTAACATCACGTCCTTCCTTGGCAAGGTTTAACTCAGATATAAGGTAGCCTTTGAATATCTCATTGATTCCACCATTTTCATATCCTTCTATTACATTCTCTTTGCTAACAGCATTTTTCATATAAACCATGTGCTCTAGAGATGAGTCTCCAGGAACAAGGTTATAGTAGAAACCTGCCAAGTTCATATTGATCTCTTGGATCAAACGTTCTTGGTAAGTAAGCTTACTAGATTGTTTCTTCTTAGCATTGGTAGAGTTGATTGTACCATCAGCCCAAGCAGGTTCCATTAAGTTTTCTGAATCCTTGATACGATCTCCATTACCAGCAATATCAAACATCTTGTTTAATATTACAGAGTTTTGAGCAAATGTATCTGTTAATAGATATGCATATGGAGTGTTAGCTAATTCACTAATGTTACTTAGTTTAGACAATGCACTATGTAAATTGCTTAGGGCATTCACACCAATAAAGGTTTGTGTAGCATCTCCATTTACATTATAGAATACACTATCAAACTCAGGGTTTTTAATCTTAGCTTGGATAGTGGCTAGTTCTAATAATCTACCATTGATAGATAGGGTTCTACCTGTTAGTGTAGATACCACCTCAAGATCTGTAAAGCTCTTCTTTATACCTAATGTTGCATTAGTAAATCTAGTTTTGTCATCCACATCTAATTGATCTACATCAGCTATGTTAAATGGAATTCCAAGCTTATTTAAGAACTTAACTTGTTCTTCTAATGTAGCTGTAGGGAAATCTCCAATAACAGCTTTACCTTGATTATTTATCTTAGGAGCATACCCCTTTCTTAAACCACTGTATTCAAAGTATTTAGTATCATTCTTTACAGAAGAAACTATACCATTCTTAAACTCATCAGCTAATTGTCTAGCTGCTGTGGTGAAGTTAGAATCTCCCACCTGAACATCACCATTGTCTAGGATGTACAAGTTTTTAACTGTAGGGTTTTGTTTATTAAACAATCTCCATAAGGCATTAACTAATCTAAGTTGATGGTCTTCACCTAGGTTTTCATAGCTAGGGTCTCCATCATCATATGGTTTTCTTGTAATACGCTCATATAATGTACGATAGTTTTCATCATCTATTGCTAGTTGACGTAAAGCTTCTAACATTTCATCAGGGTTAGTGGCTGCATATGTTCTATTAATGATAGTCATATAAACCTCACTTGTAGGAATTAACTTAGCTCCATTAATAGATGTATATACCAAGTCACCATTTCTAACTATAGGAATAGTAGAAAGCAATAACTTGATAGCAGAGTTGGCCTTTCTGAAGTTATCTATCTTCTCAGCACTACTGTATGTTTCATCTTTACCTTTGTCTTCAAGAACAACTGCTTCATTGTTCTCATCAAACTCAATGTTATAAGATAGTAAGTATTCTTTATGCTTCTCAGTTAGTGCATCCCAGTTGTTTGTAATCCTACTCCATAGTGAATTAGACTTATCAATGATAGACGCATATCTTTCTTCAGCAGCTTTACCTTCTTGCTCACTTACCTTTCTAGCTTTCTCAATTAACTTTTCAGCAGCCTTTCTAGACTTAAGTGCTGTCTTTTGTAAAGCATCCTTAAGTTCTTCATTACTTACAGTATTGTTAGTAATGTTAAATATATTACCTCCTGGTCTAACAACTCTTCTTAAAACCTCATAGGTCATTTGTTGCATGATGTCATTCACCTCTTGACCTGCAAATCCTTTAATACGTGTTTCACTTTCTCTATCTGCAAATGCATCACTGATATTAATAATACCTGCTTTTGCATAAGATAGTTGTTGACGTGCAGGAAATTGCTTGCTATAGAAACCAGTGGTCATTCTCTTGAATAACTCCTCTGTGTTCCTAGCAGCTTGTGGTCCTACAAAGAATGACTTGATGAAGTTAACTAAGTCATTGAACAACTTAACAATAAATGGTTGTCCTTTAGCTGGTTTCATTGGAACCTTGCCATATTGTACAAAGTCTCTGAACTCCTCAGCTAATTGTTCTTTAAGTTGGAAGTCAGTAGCCTCAGAGTATTTAACTGTTTCACCAGTCACTCTGTCTACAAAACTACCAGCTCTATTTCTAAATTCATTAGTAATGTTAATCTTTTCTTCAGGGCTAGAGAATAGTTTCCATACTGCTTCAAATACCTCATGGTATGCTGTACCCACCTCTGCATTCTCGTATACATAGATGCCACCATTTCTCAACATACCCCAAGCCTCAATACCACCCAAGCCTCTGATAATGTTCTTAACTCTATATAGAGGAATCATAGGGAAGTTATTCTTCATGAACTCCTCAATCTTTGGCCAATCTTCTTTCTCAAACTTATCTGTATCTTGCTGAACCTTAACACGAAATGGTGCATCATCTCCCATCTCATTCATCTGTTGTCTAATCAAATCCTCATCAGATGGAGTAATCTCAGCCTCATCACTTTCTGTAGCAACTTCTTCAACAGGAGCTACAGTAGCTACAGGAGCAGGAGTTGGTTGAGCTACAGGAGCAGCAGCAGGGGTTGTCAACTTATTATATATAGAGTTAGCTAATAAACTAGTAGCTTTATCAATAGGAAGGCTTTTCTCTGCAGCTAATTTTTCAATTGCTGGTTGAGATACTAACTTACCACTTGCATCTTGTACTAACGCAACACCAGACTTACCACCACTTGTTGTTAACTCTTCACCATTTACAGTGAATACAATATCTCCATACTGAGCATTCTTGATTGTGTTAGGTGTTTTACCATCCATTACAAATCCTGCTGTTGGAGAAGGAGCTACAGGAATAACAATGTTCTTCTTAGCCACTGTAGCTTTATTAATTACACCAGCATACTTTTCTTTTGTATCTGTGTTTACAAAGTAGATACCTTCTCTATTAGTAGTGGTAGGTGTAGCTTCTTTGTAAGGTACAGTTAGTGGAGTTTCTTGTCCTGTTCTACCTGACGTAGATAATAAGTAGCTTTGATAGTTCTTCCACTTTTTGGTGGTTATCTTGCCATCAGCACCAACGCTTAGTATTTGTTCATAAGAGTTATTCCAATTAGATAGTTCAGAGCTAACGTAAGCAGATCTTACGTTATTGTACATAGTTTGTAACTTCTCTACAATAGCATCTTTATTTGCTTCTATGCTAAGTGGAGTGAATGGATAACTTGTACCATCATTTGATATGTTAAGTTTTAATTCTAGTGGACCATCTGCATTAAACCACACACTGTTTGGACTAGCAGCATTTTTAGGACTTCCCCAATAGGTTACAGTACGTAACCAATCAAATAGACGATCAGCCCCTAGACGTTTAGCCTCAGCTGAATTAAAGTCTCCTACTTCAAATCTAATAGTAGCTAATCTACTAATTGCTTGATAAATTACCTCAGCTTCTTTTTCACTATGTAACTTGTTCTGTAATGGAACATAACCATTACCTGCTATCAAGAATATTTTACCTAAAGCATTAGCATAACTTGTTGATCCTCTTTGAGCTACATTGTTCAAAGTAGGAATATATATTACAGGCTTTGTAGCTAGGTCTGATTCTTGAATCAATCCAGCAGCTACAGCACCAGTTCTTACGTTCTTAACAGGATTACCCTGTGCATCTAATACAGTTTGAGGAACACCAAATGATGCCTCAATCTGGAAAGTGTTTAAGTCTGTAGAGTCTAATGTTTCATTTGCAAACTCAGTGTACTCTTTTATAATTGCATTCTTCTCAGCTTCTGTTGTATCCTGAGGGAACATACTCTTACCACCAAACTTCTCGCTCCACTGGAACTTAGGATCTGGCATCACTTGAAATACAGCAGTATCAAATGTAGGGTTGTCTAATGTTTTACCATCTACACCCACCACTTTAATCTTGCTACCAACTTGCTCAACCATTACCACAGCAATAGTTTTGCTAGGATCCACATCACTAGTTCCTTTGATGTGATTCATCAATCCTTTTAGTCCTAGTTGTTCTTCATTTTTAGCTGTTACATATACACCACGTATTTGTTTTCTATTAGAAAACTTATACATGTCAGCTCCAAACTTTATAGAGTTTTGATACCCAGGAAGTTGAGGAGTAGATATAGTGGCTCTAGGAATAATTAACTTGGTCTTTTTATTAACCTGCTCATACTCAGCAGCTTTGGCACCAGTTTGTTCGCCTGGTACTTCTGTATTCTGACTATTTAGAATTTCTTCATTTCCCTTCTTAATCTTTTCATCCTTAGCCTTATTCTTAAAATAGTTGGTAGCTGCCTTATTATATTCTGCAAAGATAGCATTAATTAACTCAGGGTTGTCTAATGAGTTAACAAACTCTAAAGCACTTTGATCTTCAGGCTTTTGAACATCTTTGAACTCAGCCTTCTTTAACACAGTGGCAATAGCCTTATCCATGATGTAATTAACATCCTCATTTGAAACTAACTGGTCACTTATTTTAAACTGTCTGAACTGTTCAGGAGTAAGGAAAGTTACACTACCATCAGGAAGTTGAACTTCTAGTTCTCCTCCTAAGGTTTGTGATAGTACGCTTATCTTTGGCTGAACTATTAGTTTACCATTCTGTACCAATACTGGTTCTTCAAGAGTATACTCTTTACCAATCTCTAACTTCTTCTCAACAATTTTCTCTTTCCCTTTCTTCTTTGTTGGGGCAACTCTCTGTTCAACAGTAACTGGAACTTCTTCCTCTGCACCAAACTCTTCTTCCATTTCCTCATATCCTTTAGGATCTTGCTTGATAGCATCATACTCTTGGATATATTTTCTTCTGTTTAATGAAAGGTCAATAACATCAGCTAGTGCAGTTTTAAGATCTTCTTTAACATCAGATATAACATCCATGCTATTGATTTGATCTAGTACAGTTTGTGTAGCTTGTTTGTTAGGCTCATTACCTGAAATAATACTTTGTAAGATTTCAGCAGTATTGATACCAGCTACATTTAAAATAGAATTCACTTGTGGAATACGCACATCATAGTTACCCACCTTGGCTGTGGCATATACAAGTTTGTCTATCACCTTATCACTATATAACTTGTTACCTTCTCTATCAGCAATGTTAGAATATCTTTCTCTAACCATAGAATAGGTATCTTCTACCTGCTTGGCTAGAGCTGATAAGTTGTCAAGTCTTTGAACAAATTGTTCTTTAGTTTCATTAGCATTAACTATACCATCAGCTACTAATTCCTCAAAGCCTACGTTATCCATAGCTTGAGATTTGTAGTAGGATAGTTCTTGGTTAACAGCATCTATCTTACCATACTTTACTCTAGGCATTAAATAAGATAGAGTGAAGTCATGCTCCATGTCTTTCTCAGTGAGTTTATCATTAGCTATGATAGCTGCTTGTCTTGCTTTCTGAGAACCAATACCAATACCAACATAGTTAGCTAGGTCTTTTAGAACAGCTGCAGAGTTTGTTTTATTCAATGCCTGTATTGCTACATCTGTATTTCTACCTCTTTCACCACCATATCCTAAAAATCCTCTTTCTCCTAATTCACCAGATTTACCAAACCCTACTCTTGTTCTTCCTTGCTCATCTTGGTATGTGCCTACATATCCAGCTTGTTGTAATCCACCAGACAACGCACCTATGAGGATGTTTTGCATACCCTCTTTGGTATTCAATGTTTCATCTATACCATATTCAACTATGTTTCCCATTACACTGTTTGTGTTATTTAGGAAACTAGAAACATCTTTTTTATTTCTATATGCTCTATTGAAATAATCATTAACACCAGTTTGAATAGCAAACTGTGCACCTTCTTCAAAACCTTCTGAAGGAGATACAATAAGTCCACCAATGTTTCTGATGCCACTACCTATTTTACCAAGTCTTGTCTTTGGTAAGTATTTAGACCATTCTCCACCAACTACTGATTGCTCAATGTCATTGATCAATGCAGCATCTGCTTTCTTAGAAGAACCCAAAATCTTTGGAAGTTGAATGTAGTTTGTTGCTGTGAGTAGCAATGAGTTCATTCCCCATGTAAAGTTACCTATCTTATCTGCATAAGCGTTGATAGCATCTAGATCTTTACCTGTAGGAGTTTCACCATACTTATCTCTATATTCTTCGATAGCATTGTTTCTAAAGGTGTTCATGTTCTGAAGACCTTCTAATCCTGCTTCACCAAATGTACCTGTGGCAGATGTAATAATTCTGTCTGAGTTTCTCAATACAGAAGCTGCTGGTGACTTTAAATACTTCTGTGCTACAGAGTTAAGTGCACCATCAAACGCAGCAAACTTTTGTAACCTAGGAGCTGCAGCCATAGATTCTTCTACAGCTGTTAGTGCTTCCAGACCTTGACCTGCTTTGACTAACTTACTAGTTACACCCAATGCCTTTAGGGCTTTGCTCCACGCAAAACCACCTCCTATTGTACCTAATGAATACCCTAAGTTTTTAAGGATACCATCAGAAAAGAAGTTAGCTGTCAATAAATAATCAGGGGAATACCAGTTAGCATCAGTTTGCTTCTGGGTCATATAGTTAGGAAGTATATCTTCTAATGCCTTGTATGAATCATCTAACTTCCTATTAATCTCATTATCAAACAATGAAGAGAATCTACCATCACGTACCATAGCACCTAAGCCATAGACAGTACCAGCTGTACCAGAGATAAAACTATTGGTAGCTGTGCCTACAAACTTTAAGGCACCATTTCTCCACTGCTCTAGTGCACTCTGTTGTTGTGCATACTTTTCTTCTAGATCAGTTTCATATGGTCTACTGCTTTTATATCTATTGCCAATATATATTGAAGAAACAGGAAGTTGAGGAACTTTAGTTTTTCCTGGATCAGTATTGTTCCATATATCTTGAGGAGACATATCACCTCCAACAACACCCACCTTGCTATCAGTTCTAGAGAAATCAAGACTGATATCTGGAAAATTTGACTGACCACCCAAGTTAACAACTTTTGGTTCAGTGGTAGGCTGCGTAGCATTAACACCTTCTCCTAAATTAATTATTTTTTCTTCTGGCATTCTTTATTATTTTAATGCAGCTTGTGCAAATTCTGGACCTAGTGATTTCAATTTATTTACAACAACTTCCAAGTTTGGATCACCTGGTAATGCTTGTACATTCCTCTTACCACCATTTGCTGTAGAGGTATAAATATATGCATAGTACATATCATTAGCTTTCACTATATTAGCTTGCATATCATAGTTAGGATTACCTACCATTCTTGGGAATTCAAACTTTTCAAAGTATGAACCATTTTGTTTTAGATATGTAGAAACATCTCCTGCATCTAACATAGTTGTAGAGCCTAATGGATTTCTTCTTATAGCACGTCTTACGTTTGTAATTTCATCTGACTCATACAATCCACTTACATCAATACCAAGACCTTTAGCTTCATCATCTGCAATTACAATAGATCCAGACTTGTTAGTCTTTAAATCAGTTCCTAATATTTGTATAACCTTCTTTCCACCAGGACCTGTCATTGTTTTTGCTTCTAATGAAATATCTGCTAGATCTCCTTTAATAGCTTCTAACATTCCATCTAATTCACCTGAGACTGCTAAGTTCTTTCCAGATCTTCCATAATCAAGTGTCCATCTTCTAATATCATTAAGGGTTTGTCTGTCTGTTTCAGCATCACCTGTAAGGATAGGCATCTTAACATCAGGCTTGAAGAAGCTCTTACTTTGAAGAAGTTCAGCTTTTCTAGTTAATGCTTTTGCTGAAGCTTCAGTATTTATTATGTTATATACCTTTTTTAAATTGTTTTCAAAGTCACCTTTAGTATCCACGTTTACTTGATACCCTTTAGGGTTTCTTAAATAAACTTGATCTGTAAATGGTAATAGTTCTACACCTTGTCTTATTGTAGTTTTCCAATCTCTTAAAATACCTGAAGGACTAAGAGTACTGGTAGCAAACTTATCTAATACAGTGGGAATTAAAAAAGCTTTACCTCTGCTATTTAATCTAGCTTCAGCAGCTTTGGCATTTTCTTTATGCACCTTGTCATCAAAATAGCCACCTACAGTGACATTACCTTTAGCATATATAGCTAGGTCATAGAAGTCTTCTTTAGTAACTATAACATCTTTACCTTGGAACTTCATTGGTGTATCTTTGATATCTACAGTATTGATCACCTTTAATAAATCAGTTCCTAATTCTTTAGCCACTGCTGCATCAACATCTGCTGCCTCCTGTGATATAGATTGGAAAGTCTTTTGTTTCTTTTTAAACAAATTATAAGCATCACCCAAAGCAGGAGGTACCCCACCTGGCTTTGTCTTTAATTCATTTACCACTTTATCAGACCATCTGTTTATAAAATCTACATATGGTTCTTTGTTAGCATTAGCAGTATTCTTTAAGATGGTTTCTATACCTTGCTCTCTTGTTTTACCTAATGCTATTTGTTTGCTTAGTGCCTGAATGTTTTTTGGATTGTTAGCAAAGAAGCCTGACCATACAAGTTCATTACCTGTAGTTAACATGTCATTAGCAGCGTTTGTTTTTACTTGCTCACTGTTTACAATTACATCCATGCTAGATTCATTCTCAGCAAACTCAAGACCTCGTTCATCATCAGGACCAGACCCAGGTTTTTTCTTACCAGTTGTAGCTTTCAATGCTGCTATTCTAAGATCATTTTCTCTTGCTAATCTAGCTAATTCACTAGCTTGGGCAAGAGCATCATATTTGTACTTAAGGTCAGCAGCTGATTCTCTCATACGATTAGCCTCTTGCCATTCTTTAAAGTTAGCATTCCAAAGAGGACTTTCCATATTTTCCTTGCTCACCTTTACTGAACCAAACATGCCTCGTAAGTTATCTAGAGAGTTTTCTTTATAAACAAATCCTCTTACGTAGTCTGGGTTCTTGTAAGCTTCTTGTGCTAGTTTATCATATGAAGAATTAACTCCATCTAATTTACTTTGAAGCTGATCTATTTCTCCTTGTATGAGTTTCTTACCCTCATCAGTTTTTTCTAGTGTCTTACGTAATGTAAGTTCAGCTATCTTATCATTGTATCCTGTTGTCTTCTCATCCCTTTGAGCATACACCATGTCTGCAAGACCTTTCTCATCAATGTTTCCATAGTTGTACTCTCCTGTAATCTGAAGTTGCTTAGTCACTCTAGGATCAGAAAAGATCTGATTAAGTGTAGCTTTAACCTCTGCAGGTAGTCTACCCTCTTGTTCCATTCTTACCATGTAAGGAGAAACAACAGGAGTTTGTTTTATGATGTTACCTTTCTTATCTTTTACAATATCAAACTTATAGTTACCTTGAGCATCTGTTTCATACAATTGATCAAATGACCACTTGCCTGGTTTAACAGCATCAAACTGCTCCTTAGCAAACTTCATGATGTCAAAGTGAGGATTGTATGTACCATTAAACACTTGTCCTGGTTTTGTAGAACTTAACCAAGGTTGAGCTTGTTTTTGAAAGTTTTTTATATTAGCTGGGTTTGATTTACCCTCATCTATATCTTTTTGGATTTTACTTAATCCACTTCTATATCTAGCTGTAGACCCTATGGCATTTGTAATCAATTGATCCTTAGATATTTGTGCTGTCATGCCAGTAACAGAGTTAACTAACTGTTGGTTAGAGAAATCACCAGCTGCCACTGTCTTTAACTTATTACCTAATTCACCTAGCTTTGACTGAAGATATTCTTTATCTACATCTAAATACACGTCTACACCAGCCACCCTATCAATGTAGTTCTGGATTTTTTGCACACCTTGGTTGTACTGGGCCTGTTTGGCCATACCAACCTGGTACATCTCCTGAACTGGCAGTTCCTGGATGTAGGGGTTAAATTGAAATGATTTATCAGTAAACGATGCCATAATACAAAATTAATTTAAAATATTAGAATTACCAAGAGCTATAACAAATTTTAGTAATTCACTATAACTGAATTAGTTAGAGGTTTTTTAGAGCTTTTACAATTGAGCTATTTCTAGCTTTTGTTTTACCACCATTCTTTTGCGTTCCCATAAAACTATCTAGTTCATCAAGAGAAGGTTTTTGAGAGCTACTTGCCTTTCTAGTTGCAACTCTACGTCCTGCTGCATTGAAAAGATCTTCATAACCTTCTTCTAGTTGCCCAGAACTCTGTCCTCTACCAAATGGATTACCTGACGTGTTAAAGAACTGTAGGGCATTAGCATTGATTGCTCTACCCTTAGGATCAAATCTGAAGTTGTACATATTCTCTAGAACAGCCATCTTTCTATTAACAGCTCTTTGTTGTGCAGTCTTAGCAGCAATAGAACTCAATGCACTAAAGTTTCTCTCAGCAGTATTAGATGCAGCTTCAGTTTGTCTTTCGTACTGTTTATCAAGGATTTGCAAGTTTCTAAGTTTAGCATCATTTAACAACGCTCTGTTCTTATCATAAACCTGCATTCTGTTTGCAGTATTCATTCTATCTCGTTCTCCTAGTAGTTGATTTTTAGCTTGTAATGTCTGAGCCATAATCATTGCCTGTGCAGCAGGATTAGCACCAGCAGCTCTAATAGCAGCTCTTGATTGAGCATCAACTGCAGCAAGTTGATCATTAAAAGAAATATCAACAGGGCTGTCTAACATTGGTTGGAATGTCTGAGCCTGTACAGGTTGTAATTGATTGGTAGCCAATGCATAAAGTTCAGGATACAATTGATCTGGAGGTAACTGCTCATCTGCATTAGTAGGTCTTAAGAAAGGTTCTAGATTAGACAAAGCAGCAGGAGCATAATCTCCAAGAAACTTACCTGTTTTCTTTAATGCATTTAATACTTTACTACCTTTCTTAGGTGAGAAGAAATCACCTGGCATGTCTTCGATGCTAGGAGGATGAAATTTAGGGGTATTTGAAATTACAAAATCTGGCAAAGTCATTTGTGATTCTTCTTCAGGTACCCATACATCTCCTTCCCAGTTTCCTCCTCCTTGAGCTTTTTGTACTCTAGTACCATACTTGGCAACCATGCTTGGGTCTGTTTCTTTTTCAAATTTACCTTCAGCTAATTTGTCATTCTTAACACCTAAATGCTTAGCTGTCTGATGAATAGCATCTTGTACAATACCTGCTTCTTTAATCTTATCAGCATTAATCTTTTGCCAAGCGTTAGCTCCTTGGAGCATAGCCTTTCCTGTATTTAAAGACAAATGATCAAATGCATTGTTCTCATCAGAGTTTTCAATTAAATTAACAGCTTTACTAATTTTCTTTAATTGTTTAGCATCATTCTTAGCAATGTCAGCTATATATGTTTTAAACTTCATTCCTTTTGCTTTTGGATCTCCCATAAGATCTGCTATGTTTTTATTGATTTTCATGTTGCCAAATACAACAAGGTTATCACTAGATCCACCATCTTTTAATTTAACAGCTGGTTCACCACCTTCTACTTCCACTTCATTCTCACCATACTTAGTTTGAATACCACCATTGTCATGAGACGCACCTCTGAACATTCCTATCTCACCACCAGGTAAGTTAGGATTGTATGACATTGTTTCAAGGTATCCACCATCTCCTACTTCTAACTCACCACCCATTGCCATCTGTACTCCATTTTGAGCCATAGGCATATCAGGTCTACCAGTAAACATAGCTGCAGCACTAGGAGGTGTATACTCTTTTAAGTGTCCACCTGCACGTAACATGTCTGCATCATTAGGAGGTTGTAATAAGTCTTTTAACTTATGCTCACCAAATGTAGCAATTACTTGTGGCTGCCAATCATTACTTACCCATCCACCATCTTCCATATATGCGTTGAGAGGACCTTGTGATCTGTTTTGTTGGAACCCAAGTTGACTTTGAGTCAAAGCCATTTTATCTTTCTGTGCTTGTAATGCTCTAGCATCCTTAGCACCACCTAATGCATTTCCTAATAGTTTACCAGCAAACTTACCTACAGCAGCTCCTGCAGGACCAAAGGCAGAACCAATAGATTCTCCTACAGCACTACCAATTTGTGCTTGACCTGAGTCTTGGAAGTATTCTCCAAACTCTGCTTTGTGCATATGGCCACCATGTTTAAATTGTTTGTATGTTTCTTGCAATGGTTCAAATCCAAGATCATTGTAGATATCATTAGGAGCATATGTATTCTGAATCTCAGTGGGGTTGCCACCAATCATTGTACCATTCTCAGCTAAGTAGTTTGTGCCTGATCCATAAGGATTACCTAATTGTCCAGGTTGTATTGGATTGTCCTCTTCTCTAACATAATTACGTTTAGGTTGCTCCATAGTTTGATTAGCTTGCAAAGCAAGTCCTGATAACTGAGCAGCTTGGTCAGCCTTTTTAATGTTTCTCTTTTGCTCAGCAATAGCACTAATTCCACCAGCAATTTTATCTAAATTATTAAGAGCACTCATACCAGCTGTTTGTGCACCAGCACCAAAACTCTCTGGTTTAGTAAATTTAAACTCAGGTGGTGTGGTTACTCCAGTTTGAGCAATAGGAGGGTTACCAAAGTCACTTAGTTGATGTAACTGTTTGTATACCATAGACTTACCCATAGCAGCTTTCTTAAACTCTTTCTTATGAGCTTTCATAAATGCTTCTTCTGTTGGGTACTTCTTGTAGAATTCCTTTTCAGACTTAACTCCTGCAATCTTTAAGATTTGATCTTTCATATCAAACGTTTATATGTGGTTTATTTATATTTATTTAGCCAGCCACCTTTTGGATATTCAGTGACATAATCTCCATCAAATTTATAATTCTTTCCTGGTTTCATCAACTTTTTGTCACCAGTATTACTTACACCTAGTACATCATAGTTAACACCTTTCATGGTGATATCATTGCCTGGGATGATAGTTGTTTTTCCTGGGTGTGCCCATTGTCCCATTGGGTCTACAATCTGTCCACCATTCTTCCAGTTCTTAATTGTCTTATATTTGTTCACCATTACATCTATATCAAAAAGATTACCAGCTTCCATAACTTGTCTTTTGAAATCAGGTGATTTAAACTCTTCAAATGATATTGGATTTCCTTTATACTTTATATAAGGCATTGGTAACTCTGATCCTGTATACTCATTGATTGTTTTATAAGTTCTCTCAAGTTTTGGAAATTGATCAATTATCTCAGTATACCAAGCATCTGGAGAAAAGCTAGAACGAGTAATTTGGTTTAATGAAGACATTCGTGTTAATGGTTCAATTTGTATTCTACCTGGTTGACCACTACTTAACTTAGCAACACGTGTGTTTAATAATGGCTGAGAGTGGATACTTGTACTTATTGGTTCTATACGTGCTTTTTCAGGTAGGTGACTAAATACAATGTTCATTTGTTTAGAGCTACTCTTAGGGTCTCTATTAAAGAAACTTACATCTCTTACATCTACATATGGGTCTCCTGGATATTGTCTAGTTTTGATTTGTATATGTTGCGAAGGAGATTTTGCATCAGCTATATCATAAGTTCTTAATATTCGACCAGATTCATAAGCTTCTATGCTTTCACGTATATTGTGACCTTCAGGATGTTTAGTTACAAATTCACCTGATTGATCACCTTGACCAATACGAAACTTATCAGCTTCCCATTGTTTCTCAACAGGTAATGCTGCAGCAGGAGGAGCTGGAGCTGGAGCAACTAAATCATCTTCACTTATAAAGTCCAAATCAATTACTGATGGTTCTGTGTCTATATCTCTAAGAGCTCTTTGCAAACTCTCACTCATTGGTTGAGGAGCAGGAGCAGGAGTTATACTTGTTGAACTTCCACCTCTAATTCTTTGCAAAAGATCATCTGCAGCTATTTGTAAATTAGATTGAAGTTCTCTATCAACAGGAAATTGACTGCGTACAGCAGCTAACTCTTCTTCAGTAGGAATTCTTTGTGTAACAGGTCTAGGGTTTCTTTGATAATATTCTTCAATAGGATCAAGTTCAAGAGTGCTAGGTGCTGGAGGAGTTACTTCAGAAGGTCTTCTATAATATCTATTAGCTTCTGCTGTATTCCAAGCAAGAAGTTCTTCATCTGTAGGAAACTGATAAGGAACTCTTGAGCTTTGGCTTCCTTGTGTCACTGCATTATTAAGTCTTTGTTGACGTATTGCATTTAACTCTAGGTTAGTTGGTTGAACTGTAGGTCTTGGACCTTTACCAATAAACCCTGCAGTTTGTACATTGTAACCAAGGTTATCGATTGCTCCTCTAGAAAAACGTTGAGCTTTCATAGCACTTCCTAATGGATCAAGACCCATTGCTCCTAGTCCTGCAGTCATTGCCAATGTTGCAGCAACACCTTCAGGACTTCTTGCAGCAACTGATTCTCCAAGTGCATCTGCTAATCCTCCCACTGTATATGCAGGGTTTATGTATTCATCAAACATTTCTCCCAATCCACCAACACTTTCAGGAAATAATCTAGCTTTTTCTGCTATATTAAAACTACCAGGAACATTTACATCTCCTTTTGTTGTTCTCCTAGCTGCTCTCTCATCTAATATTTGCTTATTGCGTTCTTCAGTTCTTTTTTGAGTTTCTTTATTTATCCTAGCATTCTCTTCTTGCTCTTTCTTAGTAAGAACTTTTACAGGAGCAGCCACTCGTGTAGCATCTGATGGAGCTTTCTCTTCTTTAAACCTGTCCATGATTAAACCATTCTGACTAATAGTCTTAGGAGTGAAGTCTAGCCCTTCTTGGTAAAACTTCATCTCTTGTCCATTCTGTGCAGAAGCTTTTGTCTTTTTAGCATATTTACCATTGCTAGGAGCAGGATCAATTGTACGTGCGTACGTGAATCCTACAGCACCTGGGATACCACCACCCATAGCCATATCTCCCCATCTCTTAAGTGGTGTAGGAATAGGTTTTCCTTTTTCTACATATGGATGTCTAATCTCTTGTTCCCACTTCTCAGCTTCTTGCCATGTTTTAAATGGACCACCAAGATGTTCTCCTGTCTTCTTATATTCAGCAATAGGATCTTTTAGTTTCTTACCACCTTTAAATGAAGGAATTAAATAAGCTGGTTCTCCATCTTCTCCTCCTATAGACATAGCTAATTCAGTGCTAGGAGTGTTATATGGTATTACATATCCTTTTGGTAATTTAGGACTAGTAGGTTGTAAGAAACCACCATTCTGAAATTGTCCACCCCATGCAGGAGAATAGTTTCTACCTTTAATATTATAACCTAGTCCTACAAAGTCAGGACCTACAGACGCTTGTACGTTGTTAGGATTAGCTTTCTTACCATAGTTATCCTTGGTCTTCTTCTTTAAGACCATTCCTCCTTGTTCGTATTTATCTAACCAATTTGCCATTATTTGTAAGAGATTTGAGCAGGTGTAATAATGAATTGAGAAACTATATGAGCTTCAGAACTGTTATCAAGTATGTGTCTCACCTTGAGGTCTTTAGCTCTCAATGGTTCTTTCTTAAATGATCTCTTTCCATAATCCATATTTGGTTGATTTACAATCTTATCTATAGATAAAGACTCACAACTTGTCATGAATAAAGGTATAGATTTGTTCTTAACAAGACTCCAGAATGTATTGTATTGATAGAAGTTATCACTCTTTGTATACATAATGGTTTTACTATTAGTATTGTACATAGGGTAGGTTAAGTATGCACTTAGGTTGTTGATAGGCTTTGGTACCAATTCTAATACACCTGTAGACTGTTGTCCATTGTATAGAACAGCTTTGTTAAACCATTGATTATCAACTTCTATCCTAGCATTGTCATTGAACACACCATCTGGAATAGGTAGATAGTTGTACACTTTACTGTAGTCTTTCACGTTTTGTAATATCTCATCATAGCTTTGGTAGCTAAAAGGATATTCAATTATATATGGTTCTATATTACCATAGAACTTATTATAGTTTTGTACATCTGTCAGATGTCTCCAAATAGATCCTGTGTTACATGTTGTATATGTCAAAGCTGCAAGCTCCTCTTTAGTAGCTGTGCCAATTGAAACCTCTATAAAGATTCCATTGCACTTGCCTGCAGATGTTATAATAACACTCTCAATAGAGTCATCAACACTAACAGTATAACCATCAATTAAGTTTTGCTTGGTTATATTGGTGCCTAGAACATTGCCTTCATTATCAGAGATATTGAAAGGTCCAGTTCTACCACCAGAGCATGTTAATCTTATTATTACTGTCTTTGCCATTTATCTTATGTTTAAATACAATCTGTACAATTTGCTGTTCCAGATAACTCACATCCTGGTGGTGGTGGAGTAGTAGTTGTTGTTGTGGTTGTACTAGTAGATGTACTAGTAGTAGTTGTTGTAGTTGTTGGTACAGGACAGTTAACAAAGTTTCCTCCACTAGCATTAAGATTAAAATATACTATTGTATATGCACTTATTGATGGAATTATGAAAGGATTTGATTTGCCACAAAGAGATGTAAAATCTCCACTAGATGCACCTGTTCCATATTGAATATCATTACCAGATGTATCAGTTATAGCAAGATACACTGTAACTCCTCCATTAAATATTGTACCAGCAAAATTATCATAAAGTGGATAATCACTAATTGGGAATGTACTTGTTATCCATAGTGTCCAAGTTGCACCAAAGTCTGTACTATACCATAACTGTATTAATTGTCCAGTATTAGAAAATTCTGATATTCTCCAATCAACATTGTAGAAAACACTTGATGTTGTAGTGGTAGTTGTGGTTGGTGTAGCAGTGGTTGTGGTAGTTGTAGTGCTTGTACTACTAGATGTTGTAGTTGTAGTAGTGATTCCACAATCTATACACTCTGCTGTACCAGACAAGTTACAATATAAAATTGTTGTGGTAGTAGTTGTAGTGGTTGGAGAAGGAATCTCTGTAACTGCCACTGCTGTGATATCACAACCTTCATTTAATCCAGAATAGAAGAAGTTATTTTCTCCTATATAGAAGTTAGGAATGTATGTATGGAAACTTACCCAACTCTTAGTGTTTAGGTTAAATGAAGCAGTCCATGATTTGTTACAGAAGTATTCTAAGTCTGTTACATTTATAAACCTCTTCACTGATGTATTACCAGCAGTTGGTTGGTTTACATAAAACTCTTTAGCCACTTCATCATAGAATATTTCTTTTCCTGGTTGAGGAATATAGTCTAGTTTAGTGATGATGATTCTTTCAAACTTGCTGTCAAATACACCATGTAATCCAATACCCTTGAAGTGATTATCTGTATCAATATTAGGAAAATACCTTAATATTTCAAATGATAAATGGTCTGTAAAGAATCTATTTAACCCAGAACCAAAGCCTGATATATCTGTTGCTTGGGTGCCTTGGATTAAGAATATCTGTCCTCTCTTGGCATCTACAGTAACTTGACCTTGTGGTATTCTAAGTAACATCTTGTTCTGACATCCTACATATCCAAGGTCTGTTTCTGCAAAGTCAATTGGAGGTGTATTGCCAAATAAATCACCACCTCCTAAATATGCAGCCTGAGGATTGCTTGTGTCAATAGTTAATAAGTTATTGTATAACAATGTCTTATTCTCAAATCTAGCTAAGGTTGCTCTGTTCTGTATACCATCTAGAGATACTAAGTTACCATAGTTTTGAGGGAAGTCAAAGAAGTTCACTGGACGATATATCAACCAGCTATTTATTCTGTTATCAGAATAGCTTTCTTGTCTATCAGAGTATATTGCTCTGAATGGAAAATGGGTGTAGCATAATTGCTGTACCCAATCTGCAGGCAAATGAGAGAAGAAGTTCTCTACGTTTTGCTTAGTGAATGTTGTATTGTAATAGTAAGTGTTATCAAATGCAATAGGCACTCTACTTTCTTGGAACCATTGGTCAGGAATACCTGAGCTCACATGTGGGTAGAAGTCACCCTCCAAGTTGTTGAATGCTTGACGTAAGTCTACATTGATAGAACTCTCTACATAGTAATAAGGAATACCATATGCAAACAAATACATTTTGCCACCATATGTGTAGTTCAAAGAACCAGCCACCACTGTTCCTGGAGGAGGTGTTGTAGATGTAGTTGTTGTACTAGTTGATGTTTGTACAATATTATCATTAGGACAATCAAAATAATGTGCTTTGGTAGATATGATGTTCTTCATCAATGTACCACCCACATAGTAGTCTGATAGGATAGATCTAGCTGAGTGCCAGTATTGTGGGTAAGCCACATTACCAATCTCATCATAGTAAATGTCACTGTCATCAGGAGCATTCACTCTATTATCAATAAAGAATGGAAGTTTAGTTTTGAATCCAAACTTACCAATGAATGTATCACCACCAAAGATAACCTCAGGATCATTTGCAGGGAGAGCATTAAATATTCTTTGGAATCCTGTATCAATTGTTTGATATGAATATATCTGTCCCCACTGTCCATTATTGATTGTCTTGATTGAACCATAATATGAAACAACCTTTATATCTTCTTGAGCCTCAGGACTAGCACAGTTATCTACTTGTGAAATTGTAAATCTTGAAGTATCACTAATTTGACTTACACCTGCTACAACAAGATTTGGTGTTTTGTTAGGATATGGTAAAGCTGGTACAGCTCCCACTCCAGTTCTTGTTTCAATACTCTTGGTATATACTGATGATTCTCTGTTCCAGTTGTTGATGTCATAGTTATCTCCCACAGATTGAACACCTGGGAAAATGTACTGTGACTTATCAAGTTGTCTTTGCTTAACTCCTTGATCATTAGGAATATCTACACTATAGTCATAGCTAGATCTAGAATTAAAAGAATATGCAAAGTTTTGTCTACTGATACCATTTATATAGATCTGTAGATATGTTTGATATGCTGTGAAGAATGCTGAAGCATTAAATCCTCCTAGGTCAGCTATTGCTTTACTAGAGTTCAAAGCACTGATTTGTGTTTGCTCAGTGAGAAGTTTGTACATAGCATGCTTCTCCACTTTAACAAAGTGGGCCCTACCAGCACCAAACAATACACTCTCTAGCTTAAGAACATTACCTAATGTAGGTTGTCCAAAAGATGTTTCAGGTGAGTTAAACACCTGTCTGTATGGTGATTCATTATTATTAAACCCATCTAGCTTTTGAGGATAGCAGGCAAGGTTTTCATTAGTGTTAGCAGCAACAATAGTAAATCTAGGACTTCCACTTATACGTACAGGAACAATTGTTGAGTTTATTGTTACTGGATTACCATAGTAAACTGTAATGTTTTGAGTGGCTTGTGTAACTGGATCTATGTATCTAAAAGTAGCGTATGCTAAAATAGCACTGGTCATTGTGATTGTAAATGCTGTATTTGTAACATTTACAAATGTAGCAGACCCACTATTTAAAACAGGAAGTGTAATAGAACATATCTCAGTTGTAGCAGTAGTGAAACTTTGTGTAGTCACCTCTCCTGTAAAACAATCTGTATATTGTAAAGTACCAGCAGCTGATACTGTCATCTTATACGTATCACATTGAGAGTTGTAAGCGTTGTTTCTCTCAAGTAAGAATGGATCTTCATTAAGATCATTATATGGATAGTTAGGATAGTAGTAGTATGTAGCATTAGGGTCACTAGGATCTTCTCTAGTGTATTTACCTACGTTTCTAAGAATACCCTTAGCAATGATGGATTTGTTTGTACTTCTATTACCTCTTACTATTTTGAATCCAACAATAGAGGCTTTCTCTTCAGCTGTTAAATTAGATGCTTGGATGAGAAATGCTATTTGTTGTACGTCTACCTTTACACCAATTGGATACACAGCACTAGCATTTTGCATCACTGGTTGTATCTGTCCACCAGAATATATAATAGGTGCACTTTCAAAGTGAGGACTTACAAGAACATCAGGAAACTTGTGATGTCTAATAGGTTGACCAGCAAGGTCTCCCCATATATCTACATTGCATGGATAGGTATCAGTTGATTCCCAATAAGCAAAGTCTCCAGATTGATATGGATAAGCCTCTCCTATTTTACCAGCATTTGTGGTAGGGACAGGATAAGTAGCAGTTACGCTAGCTGTATTGTATATTCTCCAATAAGGTTCAGGAGCACCATCTCCTACATAGTCTGGGTTAGATGTTGTCACATCTGCATATGCTAATTCATTTGCATTCTTAGCTCTACCAGGAATATGGAAACCATCTGTTTGTTTACCATTGTCTAGTAAAAAGACTATCTCAAATGGATACACTTCATCTCTTAAATAACCTCTAAGATTAGTAGTGTAAAACCCATCAGCATATGTATTGTTAGCTGGTAACTTATATGTCTCCCACTGAAGTTGAATCTTATTAGCTATTTGCTGATAGTTGATTCTGTCAATAGAAGTTAAGTTATCCCACACAATAACATCCTGTACGTTTGTAACGTCTTGAGCAATATCATAGTAAGCGAACTTCTCAAGTACATCGTTAAGACTCAAAGGGATTTGAGTTATGTTCTGACCTGTATAAGTAATAGATGTAGACTTCTCTTGAATGTTATACGTTCCCACTAATTCTACAGTGGTTCCACTGTTAATGGTTTTGATAACAGCCAAGTTAAAGTATTGGAAGTATCCTGTAACATCTAAGTTACTGACATTCAACACAATAGACTTACCTACATTGTAATCAAAGTTAGGTGTTGTTATCTCTGTGTTTGCAATAGATGTAGGATTGGTAATTGAGTAGTATGATGTATATGCATCTCCTGATGCATTAGCATATTGAATAGCAAACTGATAAGTACCAGCTTTTAAATCTCCTCCTACAACAATGTCAACAACATCTAGACTAGGGATTTGAAAGTTAGGTTGTACTTTTAATTTATTACAATCTAAGGTTGCTTCGATGATTGGATCACAAGTTTCATTACCTACATAAGTTGTGATGTAAGGAACTTGTTCAATGTTAATGTATCTTCTTGGATTTAATCCATCTGTCCAATAAACCTCTGTTGTACAGTTAGTAATTTTATGTACAACCTTTTTAATTGGATAGTTTATATCAAAGTTTAAACAAGGAGAGTTAGCACAAACTGTTAGTTCTGTATTAGGAATAGGAGTACAAAGCGTGTTGTATACACAGTCATTGTTATCCATATATCCTATCTCACTTCCTCCTGTTTCAGGATTAGTTAAGAAGAATATGTGTTTGTTTTTCTCTTGGATGAAGTGTGTACCAATAAGTTGATAACCTTCAGGAAAATTTAAACAGAACACGTTAGCTGGTTCATTCTGATAGTTTACAGAATTAGAGTCAAAGTTTTCTAATGCTGCATTCAGGGCATAGGAAAGTTTCCCCTTCTGTACTTGATTTACAGAAGAGTCCATGTCTAGCCCAACTCTACCAAGATTGAATTCTTGTCTTATGTTAGATGTTCCTTGATTATCTGTTCCAGCCTCTGCCATATCTTGAGCTTCTATTTGGTAATTCATATTGTCCAAAGCGTTGTAAGTCATTTCTTACTCTTCTTTGTTTAGTCCATGCATCTTGTTTCTTAATCTCAATCATTGCCATTATAAAAGCCTCATCATGTAATGCTTTATAATAGATTAGCTTTTGTTGTATCTGTTGGAATGTTTCATCAGTTAACTGATTAGACAATGTTTCAAATACTTTATATTTAATATACGCTTCAACAAACTCTCTGATACGATAGTTGTCTGGAATCAATTGATTACCAACACAATCATACTCTGTAGCATAGAATATCAAATGCACCACCCCATTTCTAAAGTTGGTGACAAACTTATTGTCTCTAATATCAAAGCTATCATAACTAGCAGATCCTGGAGTGAACTCTCTAATAGGAGGAGCAGTTTGATAAAACTCCCAAGCATCTGTATAAGTTACATCACAGTTTTGTCTTGCAGAAATATTACCTGGTTTAAGTAAGTATTCATGCCTGAACGCTCTAGTTCCTTGTTGATTAGTTTTGTATACAGCTGGTATAATTTGAGGTAGACAACTTCCATCACATTGAGGATTGGTACAAGCGTTGTCATGTTGACAATCTACACAAGGAGTACCACCCACTGTTACAGGAGTTACCTGTATAGTGGTTTCAGATAATGCTTGAGAGTAGAATGAATTGGCTGTTTGATAAGGGTATCCTTCTGCTGCTGTACACATCCAAGCTTCTCTCACAGCATAAAAGTTATCTGGGAGTCTAGCTTCAAAGTCTTCTACATATAACACCTCTTCACTAATAACATACGTTGCCCTACCTAGTTTCATAAGACACTTATCTAAGTAGGTTGGGAACATTAGATCATCTACTGCTCCTGTATCAAAATAAGACTTTAACTCTTCCTTGACAGTTGAATAAACTGGATCAGGAGAAACAAAGTTATACTTGTAATAATATGACATGTTATTTTATTTTTTCCATTCACAGTAGATATTCTGATACTTACTGTCAATGTTTATGTAATGGGATAGTAATCTAGACGTTGCACGAGAGGGCTTGAAATACCACAGGTCTATGTTTCTGATTCTTGTAGATTCTTTGAACCACATCCAGCCAAAGAAAAATCCTTCTGTATGATAGTTGAAATTGTATATGCGTTTACCTTTCTCCTTGGTCTTTTTCCAATCTATGGGTAAGTTAACCACCTCTTTACCATCTACAGTTTTTAGCTTTCTTCTCTTCTTTTTATTAATGGAGAACTCTCCAAAGCCAAAAGGAAGTCTTGCTTTCTCTCCTGTTTCTAGAATGTAGTTTTTAAAATAGTCATTATATAGATATATAATGTTTTTCCACTGGTCAAATGTAACCTTTACAGTGGGGTTTTTATTGCAAAAATTATTATAGTTTTCTTTACTAGAACTTCTCCAATCTATTTTTGTACGCATTAGTTAGTGTTGGTTGTATTTGGTGCTTGACCATCAACCCCATCTGATGTTTGATCTGTCTTCAATCTGAAATAAGTTGATAACAGTTTTTGAGATGTTAGTTCTAGCACCTGCTTTTCTAAATATCCAGGGCAGCCATATTCCTTATCTAAAGGATTCTTGCAGAGCTCATCTGTAGAATAGTCTACATTGCCACAGCCACACTCAGGAAACATTATTTCATTAGGTACATCTTCTTCAAAGAAAGCAGAAATTCTTGCTGCCTTTAGCAATGGATTACTGATGTATAAGTAACCACCATTGGCTATCCAATAGTATTGTTCATTCTTAATGATAGGAAGTTTCAATAAATTTAAGTATCTGTTGATAGTAATCTCTTTGAATCTTTTTCCTTGTCCACCCATAGCGTTGATAGAATATACACCCTGGATAACATATTGATAGTTTCCTTCTGTAATGCGAGGAAGTTTGTATCTGCTTCTTGCTACGTTACATGGGTCTACATATTCACAACATTCAGAAATAGGAACTTCTATCATCTCAAGGCATGGGATGGTAGTAAACAAAGTATCAGTAGCCCAAAGCTTTCTGAGATTTGTCTCACGTTTAACTAATAACTGTGTGTTGTTCTTAATCTCAGAAGCAACAACCCTATCAGTGATAAGGTTATCTGTGGACAGCAATTTGTGCATTCCACGAACGTCTGAAACTAATTTCCTTAATGTTGCCATTATAAATATTGTTTGAATATATTTGTCATTCCTGAGCCTTGTTCTATTAAGAAGGCAGTCACTTCAGCCTTAGACATCACGTGACCATTCTTATCATCCCAAAGACTCTTAGCACTAGAGAATGCTGGAATTTGGTAAAATTTAATACCATTGAAATCTTGACTAACTTCATGGTGTTTATCTCCTGTGAATATGTAGAAGTTGTCATGGAAAGACCACGCTTCTCTAAATTCTATTGGAAATAATGCTGCAAGCTTAGCTGGCTTTAAAGCATCTCCATGATTAAACATCAATGCTGAACCACCATAGCTTACATACTTTCTATACTTAGGACTCACATCAAATGTAAGTCTGTTTGTATTTCTAAAATAGGTTTGTAACCAAGTAACTAAATGCCATCCTACATACTCATCATGATTACCTGCTACATAGATTACATTTACATTATCAGCGTATTGTAATAACATTGTAATCATTAACACCTCATGGTCACATATAAAGCTAAATGAATCTTGATATGTATGAGTGTTTGTTTGAGGAGTGCCTTTAGTTGTAGTTCCTGTAAACTCACTGTTGAATTCATCAGAACCAATAATATATGTAATTTGATCTAAGTTATTTGAAAGCTGTGCTTGATTAGCAATAAGCTCCACCTTGTACATGATAGAAGCTAGTCTATCAGCAATGTTGTTATTGCCATCAATATCATATTTGTTCAAATGAGAGTCTTGCTTATTGATAACCAACATAGCAGGAAACTTATGTTCAGAGAACTTAGGACTCATAACTTCCTGACTAACAGGTTGATATGATGCTAAAAAGTCTACAAAACTATCTTGAAAAACTTGTTCTGTAGACTTCTTACCTAACCATGCTTTGACTTGCCAATGAGGACTGTTTCCATTCCCCCAGAAGTTCTGTACATATTTAGTTATTTCCCATTTATCTGTGTCTATGTGACACTTCTCAATTAGTTCATCTAAGCTCTTAACCTCTTCGCTAAAATTAGCTACCACCTCTCCTGTACCCTTTATAAGATCTTCTGTAAACTTAACCACTCTATCTTCTAAGTCTGCTATGTAGTTTCCTATCTCTGCTTCTTCTTGTGCGTTTTCTTCTTTTCTGATGTCTGCTAACAGACCATCTATCTCTGCCTCTGTAATTCCTAGCTTATCAGCATAGTATTTTTTTGATTTCTTCCAATGCAGCATCTGTTGAAGTTGCTCCAAAAGACTTTGGTTTTCAGGCATATGTAGGTAAGTTTAGTTAAAATTAGCGTAAAGATAGGAACTATTTTTGATATACCCAAAAATTTACTAACTAATTTAATTATATAGAATAACTTTTTTTGTTAGAGTTAAAACAAAAACCCCCAGCCTAGAAAGGCCAGGGGATACTCTGTAAACCAACAAACAGAGTTTTTGATATTTTATATTAAGGACATGCTGTTGTAGCAATAACAAATCCACCATTGTCTACTTGATAACTATCTGCACCAGGGCCTTGAGAATACCATTGATTACCACCAGTTACAGGAGTTACACCACACTCACCTTCTAACCATAATCTTGTAGGAGTTAAAGAGTTGTCAGTATCAAATAATACTAAACTTCCTAAATGAGCACATGCTGTAGCATTTGCAGGATATAAGAATATCTGTTGACATCCTGGAGTTGGAGTAGTTGTAGTTGTTGTAGTTGGAGGAACTGTAGTTGTAGTTGTTGTTGTACTACTTGTAGTTGTTGTTGTAGTGGTATTAGCAATAAGCATATCGATAGAGTTGGTACAGGTTCCTGTAGAAGTCACTCTAATGATTGTAGCATCATTGGGAACACCTGCTAAGCTGTACCCTGCTAATAATGCTGATTTAGATACCCCTGTAGCTAATGGAGTAGTGTACCCATCTGAATCTGAATAGATGTTGAAAGGACCTGTATCTGCCCCAGCTAGGGTTAATGTTATTAAGACTGTCATATTTAAATTGATTTTTTAGTTGGTTATGGACACTCACTCAATAGAGCACAGAGAGCAGTTTTTAACTGTACACTGTTTCCAATGGCAGTTAAAATTGCTTGGGCCAAGAGTGTTGGGTCTAGTTCAGAGTCTATCTTTTGGAGAGCCACTGTTACGTTATCATTTGTTTCTATACCTGTGTTAGGAAGATTAGCTCCTGTATACTTTACATTGTTTGTACCAATGCAATATCCAGGACCTGCAGTTTGTCCTTCTGGGGTATAGCATGGATTATAAATATTTACCATTTTGTTTCTATTAAGGGATGTACATTATATAATATGCAGCAATTACAGGTTGAATGTTTGAGTGAGCTACGTTGTCACCTGTAGGTTCAACTGTTATAGATACGTTGTTAGCAGCATTTGAAGTCACTGTAATTCCAGTGGTAGCTGTTGTTGTTGGAACATTAGTAGGAGTTCTATCTACAATACCAATGGTACCTGAACTGCTCCAACCTTCTGGTGTGTTACCTACATAGTGACTATGACCAGGATCATTTAATGTAACAATTGCTGTACCCAAAGCATTATGTGAGTGAGCTGGTAATTGTGAAGGAACAAGCACTATTGAGTTTGCTCCTGCTGTACCAGACAGTGCGTAGTTTGGATTACCAGCAAATGCAGGATCTACAGCAGGGTCAAGACCAATTCCTACAGGAGGTACGCTAGCAATAGCTCCTACAGCAACACGTCCTCTTTTATCAGGAGTACCATTTAAGCCATTGCATAGATACACCTTGTTGAATCCATTTGCTGGAATACCAGCACCTGTTCCATCAAAGTTAGACAATGAACCATAATATTCATATGCTACAAAAGGAATCATCTTTGCAGACTGTTGAGTTGTACCACCTGCTTGACTAGCTAGATAAGCTGCAATCAAAGCATCTAAGTCTGCAAGCTTAACATAGTTTGTATTAAGATCTAATGTAAGAGCAGCTAAATCAGCTTCTACTATACAAAGCTTTGTTATAACAGCTTGTAATACAGCATGTGTATCACTAGAGTCTGTTACACCACTTAGGCAGTCTACATCATAATCAGCATTTAGTATTGCTAGTGTTCCATCAATTGCATCTACTTGTGTCTGTAACTCACAAGCAGCTCTTACCAAAGCAGATAACACCTCTACTAAGTTAGGTGTTCCTTCTGGTAAGTATTGCTCTACTAGTTCACAATAATATGATGGGTTAATAGTTATGTCAATGCCAGTGCCATCTAAGAAAGAAACAACCTTATCAATAAGAATGTTCTCTATAGTGAACAAGGAATCATTGGTTTGTATTCCCAAAGCAGGTACGTCATCACCTGTGTATCTAACACATTGGTCAGACACAATCTCTACGCATCCATTGTAACAAGCTTCAGGAGGGCAATTTGAACAAGACATTTTATAATTTATTTATGAATTAAAACTTTAACTCTACTAGCTATTCTCTGTACAGAGTAGGCTTTGGCATAGTTTGGATTACAATACTTGTATGTTAGTATTCTTCTGTAATTCAACAGTTCACCAATTGGGCTACATGAAAGGTTATAGTTCATAGAGAATATGATATTGTTATATTGAATCTTAGCTAACTCAGTTAGCTTACAATCAATATCTTGAAGCAACACAGGGATGCTTGCACATTCTATACAGTTAGTTAATCTTGGCTGCAACATATTTAATCAGATTTGTAGCTTGCTTTACAGCATTGTTACATGCTGAACATAAGCCATTAATTAATTGACACCCACAGCCAACCTTAGCTCCACAGTTTCTACAGTTTGCCATATTAATAAAAGTTAACGATGTAATTATTTCCAGAACAACCACAGTTGCTCTTTATAAAATTGTTTAACATATTGTTTGCTTGTACATAAAGCTTGTTAGCAGTATCTACAGCACAGTTGTTTGCAGCAGCTATTGAACCTGATATCATGTAGTAGATGCTAGTCAATGTCACTTTTGATTGTGTTTTGATAGCAAGATCACACTCCATTAAATCAAGCTTCATAAATGCATTATCAAACTTTTCCTGTATAAGCTCAGTACGCATGATGTTCTTTTCTACATTATAAGTAAGAGCAGGTGCCACTGTATACTTTAGATAGTATATGCCATCTGGTAGAGGAATCAATGGTTCACCTACAGCACTAAGTCCTAAAGATGCAGAATTGAATATATTAAAGTCATTTGGAACAAATGGTAAAGATACCACTCCAAAGTTAGGTACTGTTATTTCTATTGTAGGGGAGCTTACAACAGGAGGATCTGTGTCATATGTTGAAGCGTCAGCAACACCCAATGTTAGGGTGTTATAGGTTGGTATTACCAGTATATCTAAGACCATGTTATTTAAAATAAAAATGCCAGAGGATTTGAGAAATATCCTCTCACCCTCTGGCATAGGTTAATATGATAACTACCTTATTCTATTAAGGAATCAAAGTAGTTGTTGTTGAAGTACTAGGCCAAACAGTTGTTGTGGTAGAAGTTGTTGTAATACAACCATTATCACTAGCAACAGTTCCTAAAGCACCTTCTAATACAGCTTCAATTGCAGAACTTAAGTTCTGAGGAGAAGCTATGATTACAGTGCTATCTTCCATGATATAATCACCCCACTGGTAAGTAGATTTGTCATAAGCGTTAAACTTAACATAGTAGGTATCATAGGTAGTACCATCTGTTACCCAGCTTTCAAAGTTTTCGTTATAACCAACCATTCTGTACAAGTGCTTAAGGTAACCAGCTTGGTAGCTATAGAAATTCTTTTCTAATTGTTGAATTTCTGCAGAAGTACCTAGAGGGTAGCTAGAGCGTTGAACGATAACAGGTTCAGCAACAAAGTTACATCTGTCAGCAACAATGAAGTCAGCAGTAGTTGCAGGACCAGAATACACGAATGTGCGGAAGTAAAATCTGTCATACTCCCAAGGGAATGCAGCAACGTCACATGGCTGACCATATACAGTTAGAGGCTTACCAGAGATAACTAATACAGCATTCTGATCATTTCCACGTCTTTGGAATTGGTAGAAAGTGTTGAAAGAAATGTTGTCTGGGTTATCACCAGGAGCTTGTTGTGTCAACTTGATGATAAACTCATCAATTAAAGCAGGCACATCAACATCAGTACAAGGATCACCACCACAGTCACAACAAGGAGCTTGTACAGTTACTGAGCGAGTGAAACCATTGAAGTATAGGGTATCAACGTAAGAAGAATGACCACGTAAAGTTAATGTTACGATGTCACCACATTTAACAGTCCAACCACCAACTTCAGTTACTTGGTTAGACACTGTAGAACATCCTGTAACTTTGTACCATTCTGTTACATTTGATTTACCATTACCTCCAGAGCTTAAAGGTCCAGCAATTTTGTCTGAACGCTTAGAACCCTGTAAATAAGTATTTACTCTACCTTGAGCAACGTAGAAGTATGGAGAGTTACCAATGTTACCAGCGTTAGCCACTGTGTAATCACTAGCGAAAAATCCAACTTGACCAGCTGTTAAATCTTGTGTAGAACCAGAGCTAGGTAGAGTGTTTCCTACTGGCACCACAAAGAGCGTGGTTAATGAAAAATCAGCCATTTTGTTTTATTTTAAATTGTAAAGAAAAAATTACTCGTTTGTTTGTATTCTGTATATGGAGCTTTGAACAGCAGATTGGTTCTCTGTATACATTGCTAGGTTTTGTACTGTAAGGTCTAGTAACTCATCCTCAAGATAGGTTTCTAGTTCACAGTCAGAATTTATAGAGTTTGTACCATCAAATCTCACGTATCCAACTTTATCTATATATTGTGGGTAACGCATGTATGAGATGTATATTTGCTTAGGTGTAAAAGTACCATCTGTAAATATAGAAATCTCATCAGAGGATAAGGAATTGAACGTTTCTTGATATTCAAATGATGGTTTGTAATGAGTGTTGGTTAAGCAAAATTGTAAATCACCATGCTTAGACAAGTCTCTATTAATCCATATCTTTCTATCTGTACATACACCTTTGTCTGCTAATACATAACTATCAATATAGAACATGTATTTAGGAGTGAGCAGATGAATGTCTGCAGACCATTGATTTAATTCAGCGTTCTTAATTGTTAAGTTAAGAGGTTGATGGTTATATACCATCACCAGACTTTGTAGGTCTTCATAGCGTTTTTTAAACGAGTCTAGACCTTGTCCTGATACAGTACTAAAACCATCAACCTTTTGCTTTATTAGCTTTATCTGAGCTTCATTTAACGCTAGAATTTTATCTTCTAGGTTAATTTGCTGATGTTCATTTGTTGATAGTTTATTTAGTTTCTGATCAATTTTGTATAATAAACTATCTACAGGGATCATAATGAAGCTATTTTTTTACCTTTTAATTTACCTTCTAAAGTCAATAATTGATCTTGGTTGTCATCATCTGCTAAGAACTTAACTAATTCATCTTCATCCTTAGCTATTTCAAACTCACCTTCGTAAACTTTACCATTAGGTCTCACTCTATAAATAGAATGTGCAATGGCTTGTTTAACTAAATCTTTAATATGGAGTAAGTTTTCCTTCATGTCTGCAAATCTGTTAAATACCTCAATTGGACTTAACCCTTGATATTTGCCATTCTTGAATTCTGTTTGTTTTAATAGGTTATCCACCTGATTGTATACAGCTTCTTCTTTAGAATCATCTGATACTGGGAGACCAAGTAGACGAGCTACTTTCTTCTTCTTTTCAGGAGTCATATCATCAAACTTGATGATTGCTTTATTAATAAGTTGTTTCTTCTTGAAAATCACCTTATTCTCAATCTCATCATCAGCAACATAATATTGGATGTCTGCTGGATATTCACCACGCTCCCAAGCTTGATATGAGCTTGCAATTGTTGGATGAACTCTTAACCATGCGAACGCTAGTTCTTGTAATGGTACACTTAAGTCAAAGAAATTATCACCATCTGATAACTTAACAGGTTGCACGTGCAGAGAGTCATCAACAGAAGTTGATAAGCCATAATTCCAGAACTGAGCACGAGGACTCAAGTCAACATTCAAAGCATCTTCAAGCTTTTGTTTTAACTCAGTTACTCTTTCAACCTCCATCTCTCTTTCAAGAGGATCAGAGATTCTTCTGATGTAAGCAGCTTTAGGATCTAATCCTGTTCTGTACTGACCATCTAACTCTTTGTAAGGATACTTAAATACACCTGTACCAGGGATTCTTGTATAACCTTTCATAGCAAGTCCACCTTGCATCGTTTGCAATTGTGAGTTGTTGTACTCTTTTTTAATAGTAGAGATTTTTCCTATCTTACCCATATGTAGTTGTTTTTTTGTTTGGTTTATTTGCAGATGGTTCCCATCGAAGGGAATGCAGTTAACACTTAGTTAACCCATCCATCTGTGTGAGAAGACTCCCCCACTGGGAGGAGTGGGGGGGAATTCTTCTCTGTATAGTAATTCTAACCCTAAGATTAGAATTGTGGTATTTCTTCGATTAACACAGTACGTGATAAATCTTCAATGAATACATCACAACGATCTTTCATCCAGATCTCATAACCAGGGAATTTGTTCGCAGAACTCATACCTTGAGACTTAGCAAAGCCTAAGTGGTGACGAGTACCATCGATATAACCCCAAGTCATAGAAGGTGCACCTTTCATACGTACTTCACGAATGTTGTTCACCATAGAACCATCGCTCATAGGAGATACGTCAAATACCATGAATACAGGTGTAGACTTCTTGTTCTGTCCAAATTCTAGGTTTGTTTGAGGAAGGTCTAATTCTTTTAAGTGAATTAGTTCAACACGACCAGTTTCACGTGTAACCATTGCATCGAATGCAAAGTTGTAAGTGATGTGTTGACCTTCTCCTTGTAAATATCTGTTACCAGAATCAGCCATGAAAGTAAGACCAGAATTTAAAGCATCTGTTTTTAAAGCTTGTTGGAATACGTCAAAGCCAGCTTCATTAGTGTACATTTTAACACGTCTGTCTTTAACATCCACACGTCTGTAGAATAAGTCACCAAATACAGCACGAATCAAGTTAGCTGTGAACTCACCACGATTGTATTGTACTAAGTTACCATTGTTACGCATTCTGTGATATACACCAGCAGAAGTACGCTTTAATTCTTGCTTAGAACCATTAGTCTTCACAGTACCAGGACGAGCCCAGATCATACGCTTAACTTTTAATTCTAACATAGACTTACGCATCCAGAACTCAATAAATGGTTCCCATTTAACATCATTACGAGTTAAAGGTAATTGGTTACGTCTTTGAGGAGCATATACTAAGATATCCAATGGATTACCTTTGCTATCTCTCATCATTTTGTCATCAGCCCACTCTGTAATTTTGTGCTCATAACCATATGCAGAACCTAAAGATTCAAACATAGTAATTTGCTCACCTAAACGAGGAAGACCTAATAAGTCTTGGTCAAATTCACCAATAGCAGCGTCAACTAGTTCTAGTTCAATACCAACTTGTAAGAAAGTTGAACTTACAAAATCTACAGTTGGGTTATCACTTACTAAAGTGAAAGTGTATAAGAAACCAACGTTCCAAGGAACTGGATCTTTTACAACGTAGAAACGTGGACCATATTGACGAGTACCTACAGAAATGATTGCGTTCTTAGAGAACTCATTAGTGTCAATCACTAATTGGAATTCTTGACCATCAATACCAGGCTTAGATAATTCCTGAGTTGAAGTTGGAACGTCAATGATTTTAGGGAACTTGTAAGGAACTTGTACTTGCCACTTCCAAGCATCACTGTTGTTGTCAATGTAGTAAGGAGTAGACTTGTTGATCATGTCTAGGAAATCATTACTGTACAAAGAACTCTGAGTATACAAACTGATGATTTTTTTATCATAATCAGCAGGCTCAGTTGAGTGAAAGCTTTCCAAGTGGTTCGCATCAGTCAATTTACCTACTGCACGCTTGTCCATAGAAGCGATCCTAGCATAGGTAAAACCAGTTAAACCTGGGATTGTTTGAATTGCCATTTGTTATTCTTTTTAATTTTTGTTATATAAAATTGTTATTGAAACCAAGAAGTTTGTTTAGTTGCTGGTTTAGATTTCACTGAACTCTTCTGGGCTTGTCTGGCAACCTCACCAAATAATTCATTTGACTTTTTGGTAATACCTGTCTTTTGAATAGTAGATAATGTAGGATCTTTCTCCATTATCTTCATGATCAACGCAAGCTTTACTTTTGTTGCATGATTCTCAGGACGTTTAAGCTCCAGAATAGTCTTATCAAAGTCTGTGAGAGTCTCACCAGAACTTGTTTTGTACTTGTCTGTTACTAGGAAATCTTGTAGTTCACCAGCTAGTTTTGGATTAATTGGTATGCCATCAAATTCTTTAGCTTTGAGCTTCTCCTGTAAAACTTGGTTTACATTCTGATAGTACTGCTGTTTGATAGCCTGTTGCTGTTGTAATTGAGATTCTCTTTGTTGCTCCATTTGTTGGAGCTTAGCAGCTTCTTTCTTTACTAATACTTTATGGTGCTTGGTAGCAACGTTCTCAAGGTCACCATAGTTTTTAAGTCTTTCAACTTCTGTGTCTACATCTTCTTTCTCAAAGCCTTGATCTGTAAGTGCTTGTCTAATAACAGCAATTTGATTATTCTCTTGGCTAAGGTCCATCTCTGTGAAAGATTGGATCTGATTGTAGGCACCAAAGTATTCTTTAGGATCTACACCTTTTACAAATATGGCATCGAATGCTTGTTGATAATCTTCTCCAAACTGACCAATGAAGTTGTTTACAATTTCAATAGCTCCTTTCTTCTTCTCTGCTTGGAACTTTTCCAAGAAAGCTTCTGGGGTTTCTATTGGTGCATCTTCTTCCTCATCATCATCTTTAGAGAAAACACCTAGTTTGAAAAGGTCTCTTGATAAAGCAGTGAATTGGTTTGCACCTTCTTCTTCACCTTCTTCATCACTATCTTCTTGATTATCAGCATCTTGTGCAACAGTCTTTTTAGCTGGTGCTGGTGCTGGTTCATCATCTTCCTCACCCTCTTCTTCATCTTCTCCATATAAGAAACTTTGAATATCCTTTACAGGATTCTCATCTTTCTTATCTTCTTCTGGAGCAGGCTCTGAAGCAGCTGGTTGTTTAGAAGTAGTTTTCTTAACTGGAGTGGGAGCAGGATCATCTTTAATGTCCTGAATATCATCAGGATTAGATGTTGCACTGTCAGGGCTCAATAAGTCATTTAATAACTCTTGACTTCCCATTCCCATGTCCATAGTATCTTGAATACTAAAGTTACCCATTTGGGGCATATCTAGATTTTCAGCCATATGTAGTTGTATTTATTTGGTTTTCAAGGTGTAAAAGTATATTAAGTTAATGTAATAGCAAAGACACAAGGCTCTATATGGACTATTATTCAGTATAATATAGCATTAACTTTTTTTACTCTAATCTAATTTGTTAGTGAAATTGTCATTTATCAGCCTAAAGCTCCTTATTGGGGCAAGATCTGTAAGTGTAACTTGTTGAACCTCAACACCCCACTTCCTTGCTTCCACCCTAACTTTCTTACTAAGAGTGTTGTCAAGCTCTGTATCTGTACACTCTTCTAGGGTCATAGACATGATGACGTTTTTAATTATGCTTTGAGACATGTCTGACAGAGCATCTTGGGCATCATACACTTCTAGCAGAAATGTCTTGACATCTGCTATCTTATATTTAATAAGCCCCTTCACCACAATATTCTGTTTGTCTTTTGTATACAAAGATTGTGCATCTAAGCTAAGGGTTGTCACAACGACATGTTGATCTATCACCTCGTCAAAGAAGGGAAGTTTTAAATGTATCCCTGGTTTGAGCACTGAATGAAATCTACCAAACCTAAGCAACACAGCCTCTTCATAATCTCTGATTATAATAAAAGGTATTATCTGGTACCACCAGTGTGATAAGATTTCAATCAGTTTATCAAACATAATTATTTAGTTTTCTTAGCTCTTCCTTTAGCATTCTCTTTGGCAATAGCTAGATCATTTGCTTGGTTCTCTCTGCTCACTTTAATCTTCTCTTTCTCTACGTTAAGCTTCTCCATTGCCAGCGTGTGTTTGTTTTGAATATCAGACAGCTTGGTTTGATAATCTCTCTGAGCTCTAGTTTGTTCTAAAGCTAACTTGCTGATTTCCAACACATCAGGAGTTCCTGATGCATCAATGTCTGACAATGGACCACCCTTAGACTCTGCTGCAATAAGTGCAATCTCTTTCTTATTGATTCTATCCATCTCAGCGTTGTAGTTGTCATTAGCAATCTTCTCTGCTTGTTGTTGCATTTGCAACTGTAATTGAGCTTGACCAAGTTGTTGCTGTTGTTCAAGTTCTTGTTGCTTCTGTTGTAATTGCTGATTTTGGATTTCCTCTTGTCTCTCTTTAAGTGTCTTAAATACCTTCTTCATTTGTCTGATTGAATTGGTGCTGTAAAGCTCAATTACATCATGTAATGATCCACCATTCTGAATAACAGCTTGAGACAATCCTCTAATCTCGTTGAATGCTTCTCTATCTTCAGGTCTGTTAGTTAAGTAAACTTTTAAATCTCTGAATCTAAGGTCTGTACCATTTACAGATACAAATGCAGATTCTCCCTCATTAGTAATATAAGAGATGGTTGATTGTGGTTTCTTAGCTTCTACATACAAAGCTGCATCAATGATGGCTTGGTAAAGCTGACCCATAATATATTCATGTGCTACAAACAAAGGTTCTGTCTGAGCATAAGATTGTGTAATAGCTGCGTTGGTACCTGTAGCTGATTCACTAGCAGTTACAGATCCAAGTCTTTGTCTTGACATACCTATAAGTTCCCAACATTCATTCTTTATCTGTTGTGCTAGAGTATATCTTGCTTGGATCTCCTGTGTACGTGTGAGGTCTAAACTGGTATATTGGTTGAAGCTAGAAGGACTCTTCAAGTTCTCTGGGCTGTCATCCACAAATACCACACCTCTGTTACGTGCTTCCATTTCCCATACATCAAGAGCATCTTGTGCATCTCCATCCTTAGGAATAGGAATGTGTCTGATAGACATTAACTGAACCTTACCCACCTCTTTCTCAAGGAGTTTATACAACTGGTTCATACAAACGTTGTATATAACTTGGAAAGGTTTCATCATGTCTACCAAGCTCTTAGCTTCTGTATTCTTCACTTCAAAGGTTTGGCCAATGATAGGACAGTAAGGTAATAACTTGTATGGTTTGATATGATAGATGTCTGGTCCAATCTTGATACCTTGATACCATTGGTTAATCCAACCCCACTCTAGAGAAATCTCTGTAGGAATTGTCTTACTCTTATAGTTTTCATCAACAAGCATAGATTGCTCATTGCCCATTTCATCTGTGTAGATTAACTTACCAATCTTCTTCTTAGAGATCCAATAAGCTCTAACAACAACATACTTATAACCAAATGAGCTTACATTAGATGTAAGTCCCAAGAAGTCTTGAAGTCCATCATTGTTCTCTTTCATTTCAGACTCAATGATCATTCTAGTTTGTAGAACAAGAGGGTCGTATGTATCATATTGAACAGAGTCAATACCTGGAATAGCGTTAGGATTACCAAGGTTTGATTCACGTACGTTGATAAGACCATAGTCTTGTAAAGAACTACGTAAGTGATCTATTTCTTCTTTAGTCAGGTCAGGAATAGCTTCAATGATTTCAGATAGTTCCATAACTTGTACAATACCAGCAGCATATGCTCCTTGTGCACGACCTGTAGGATCTGAAATCCACTTTCTATCTGGTGTAGTTAAGAACCAAGTGTTCTTAGGGTTAGCCACCTCAATGTTAAATCCAAGCTTTGAGTTGTCTTCATATATATGGAAGAACTCTCTAGCAGAGATTAGTAAGTCTCTGAATGAATCTTCTCCTTTCTCTTTTAAATTAAACTCAACCTTCTGAGATGTAAGAATGTGGTTTGCCCACTTCTCTGCTGTAGATGTGTAAGAATCTAATTCATCCTTCACCTCATCAAGAGTCATCTGAGTTAGTTCCTCATCTTCAATCTCTTGACCTTCAGCCATAGCCTTTTGCTGTATCTTCATTTTAGCTTGACTGACAATGTAGTTATTTAACATTTCAGTTTTAAACTCTAGCTCTTCAGCTTTACTATCATCATCAAATGCTTTGACACGAAATGCGTCAGGTCTTTTGGAAATCTCTCCTACTAGTTCATTGATAGGAGTGGTCATTATAGAATAGTGTTTCACATAGGCAGGAAGTTCAAGATCTGCTGTGAGCACATCTGTAAAGCTTCTAACTTCTGGTTCAACATAAAAGTCTTCTCTTCTTAAAATACCTTTAACAAGGTCATAGTTCTTTACAAATGTATCTCTGCTCTTAACATACTCAGCATAAGCTTTGTTTGCAAAGTAGTCCATTGTGTTCTTCACCCAACTCTCATCCTGCTTCTCCTTATCAGTTTTAAACTGATCTGGAAATATGTTCAAATAGGCATACCTTATGGTAGCGTCTTTCGTATATCTTATAATTGCCATTATGAAAACAATTTATTGCGTTTATATTTATTTTTTGATCTTCCAAACATATCACCTCTAGCATCAGTGAAAAGCACATTGCCTCTTTTCTTCTTAAACATAGATGTCACTCTTTCATCTGATGTACCTCCTATCTTTCCCATAATTGGATCCATCTTTAGAGCCTGTGCTATGGCAAGTTCAGCAGCTACAATTCTATCGAAGTTACCTTGGTCATTATACTGAATAACTTCTTCTAGTAACACAGGATCAAATATCTTGCTCACACCTAACACTTCTCTAACCACTTCACCAGCTTCATTTGTCTCTTTGAATATGGCATTTTCCATATACTTCTTAAGACACGTGTGAAGATAGTCAATAATCTTCTCTGATGAACGATGGATACCATAATCTCTTTTTACAGTGGTGTTTGGTACAATCTCTTTCAGCCATTCAGGTTGTTTCTCTAAATAATGAGCATCCCCTTTAGCTTTCATATATTCAATGAAGGATATATCATCATTCTCACACAAGGTTCTAGCGTTGTAATACTTGATAAGTAGGCGAGCTTGTTCTTCCCAAGTTTCTTTCTTATCAGGTCTTGCACAATACGAAGCTACGAACATATCCTGATATTTCTCACCAGTAATTTCATGCATCCTCTTATATATGTATACAGACCCTAGTGAACTTGAATAAGCAGATTTACCTTGTCTGTATGGATCGACCCCAGCTACGTACAATCCATAAGGAGGATTGTCTATTGGGAATTCATATATTACGACAGGTGCATCTTTCTGATCTGAGTTTTTCAGAGGGAAGTTTGTAATAGGAAGCTTGTCTGTAAACTCATGTTTTATAACTCCTTCATCATTAAACAACACAACAGGAGTACCTGTTCTTTCTTGTTGTAACAATCTATTCTTCTGTCTCTTAGCTATCTCAATATCAAAGATGTTTGTATCCTCATTTAAAAAGATGTCATCCACCTCCATTGGGTAGTACATCTTTTCTTTTAAATAGGCTATTCTATCTCCAGCTTTCTTAAGCCTGGTCAAGTTATCATTGGTTATTTGAAGAGCTTTTTCTTCATTGCTGACAAGCATCTTCACCTGATGTAGGTCTGAACTTAATGGTTGATCTAGATATTCTCCTAGTGTGGAGTCTTCCTTAGCTTCCATTCTATACTTTGCTGGGATGAACAAGCCATGAACACGTTTGTCATCCTTATCATTATTGTATGTAAGGAAGTTAAAGTTGTCTACGTCAAACATCAAGCTCTTGGCATCCATGAATTTCTTCATGTCACCACCTGTACCTGTAAGGATGGGGCTACATCCCCAACCAAATGGTGTGGTAAAACCTGGAATTGCAGCTTGTAATCCACGTAAGAAGTTACCTTTACCTATCTCATCAATGATGAGCTTTCTAGGTTTTGTACCTGCGATGGCTTCCTCATTGTTACCTTCATCAAGGTTACGTATTAGAATGGAAGAGAATGGGATACGTTCTCCACTCTTGGTTTTTATACCTAGTGTAACCTGGTTTTTCCAGTTATCCTCAATTCTCTGCCATCTCCAATACTCAGGGATGAAATTCAACCCTTTGTCAATCTTATCAGTAATCAGTTTAATATCTGGGGCATTTAAGCCTGCAATGATATTCTGACTGTTTTCATCAAAGGTTGCACCCCATGC